CTTTCTGGAGAAGGTGACAAGCACCTTCCCCATTTCCTCGTTCCGGGTCAGGATGGGCTTCAGGTCGCCGTCGAGATAGGCGTTGAAAAACTCATCCGTTGCCCATGAATCCATCAATTTGCCGTAACCGCTGAACGGCAGCAGGGCGTCGCAGATCGCCTCGTATGTGGATACGAAATCGTGGGAGACAATGATATAATAGGAGCGCGGGACGTTGTCGAATCTTCCCGTGTTGACGAGGATATCACCGTTTCCACCGCCGCGTGGATACGCGGTGTAGCTTCGCGCAGGAGCGCTGTCGATGTCAGCCGGTACAACGGTAATGTCGTAGTCCCGTGTATCAAACGTTTCGCCGTTTTGCACGAATACAAAATATCCGCTCATCGTCCACGCGCCGCCCTTCTCTGCATTTCATCGCGCACAAACTCGCGCTGTATCCTCCGCGCCAGCGCCTGCGAATCCTCGCCGGGCTGCTGGTAGACGTTGATGGTGACATTGGTTCCGGCGGTTCCCGCGTTCTTCATGGGCGTGACGATGGCCTGTCCGTTGACCACGCGCAGGTACTCGGGGTAGCCGCCCTCGCCGACGATGGCGTGGCCGCCATTACGAACGACGCCGCCCTTGGCCAGCTTCTGGATACGGGACAATGAGACGCGTCCGATGTCGGGATTCCAGTCCATAAACGGGTTTGCGTAATCCGTGGAAAAGCCGCCGTTGCCGTGGTAGAAGTCCCAGCTCCAGGAAACGTTCGGGATGGTGATGTGAAGGTGGCTGTTGATGCCGTCGACGATGGTGTTGACAGCGTCCTCCACCTTGCCAATCATGTCGTTGAGGAAGTCGATAACCGCGTTGATGGGCTTTTTGAACGTCTCCTTGAACCAGCTGGTGACACCCTTGAACGCGTTTTTGATGGCGGTCCACATGTTCTTGCCAAGGTCGGACCAGTTCAGCTTGTTGATGCTGTTCCAGGCCTCCACAAAAAAGCCCTTGAAAGTCTCGCCGACAGCCGAAAACGCGCTGCCGATCAGGTACAGCATGGACGTACCGAGCCCGGCCCAGTCGATGTTGGCAATGGCGCCCTTGACGCTGTCGGTGTCATTGTCGTCTTTGCCCCCGAACAGGCCCACAAACCAGGATACGGCGTTACTGAACGCTCCGGTGATGGCCGTCCAGATCATGCTGCCGATGCTGGCAAAGTTCACGCTACCGTCCGTCAGCTTCGCGGTCCAACTGTCGAACAGCCCCTTGAGCCAGTTGACCGCGTTGGCCAGCCCTTCGGTGATCTTACCCCAGATTTTGCTACCGACCGTCGCCCAGGACGCGTCCGGTGTGTACTCGTCGCCGAGCACGAGGCTCTTTATCCAGTCGCCGGTGACGCTGAATCCAGCCTTTACCGCGTCCCATATCTTACCGCCAACGTCGCCCCAGGTGGAGTCAGGCGTGTATTCATCACCCAATACAAGGCTCTTTATCCAGTCGCCGTATACGGTAATGCCGGATTTGATGCTCTCCCAGATTTTCCCGCCGACGTCCGCCCATGTGGCGTCCGGGGTGTATTCCTCGCCGAGCACGACTTCTTTGAGCCAATCGCCGGTAGCGACAATGCCCGCCTTGATGGATGTCCACAGTTTTCCACCGACATCGGTCCAGCTTGATTCGGGGGTGTATTCATCGCCGAGCACGAGGCTGAAAAGCCAGCCCTTCGCAGCGGTGAAACCGTTCTTGATTTCCGTCCAGATCGCTGCGCCAGCGCTTTCCCAGCCGGGTTCCGGTGTGTACTCGTCGCCCATCAGGATACTGAAGAGCCAGCCTTTGTAAAACGCGAAACCGTTCTTAATGGCTTCCCATATCTTGTTGCCGACGTCACCCCAGCCGGATTCCGGTGTCCAATCGTCCCCGAGCACCAGTTTCAGAAGCCAGCCGTTTATGGCTGTGATGCCATTCTGTATGGCCTCCCAAATCTTGGTACCTACACCGCTCCAGCTGGATTCCGGCGTCCAATTCTCGCCAAACAGCGTACTGTACAGCCAGTTTCGCGTAGCTTCGATGCCGGACTTGATGGCCGTCCAGATGGCCGTGCCGACAGCCGGGAACAGCCGCCCAAGCACGGGAATGACGTTTTCGACGACGTTTCCGAAGCTGTCAATGAGATTGTTCGTGGCGGTCTCGATGCCCTCGCCCCTGCCCATGGCGATCATGAGGTTCTGCCACGCGGCCTTTGTTGCGGCCCAGGAACCGGAGATTGTCTTGCTGGCTTCTTCCGATGCACGACCGGCTATGCCCATGCTGTCAATCACTACATGTATTGCCTCGTACATGTCCGTGATATTCGTCATGTCGTACTTTTTGCCGGTGATGGACTCCGCCTTATCCATCAACTCCTGCATGCCCTCTTTGGAACCCTTAAAACCAAGCTGCAAGGAATCCAGAACCTGATAGTTACCCTTTGCCAAAGACTGAAATGTCGCAGATACTTGGGACATCGGCAGACCAAACGTAGCAGATATATCTGCCATGTCCTGCACGGCCTGATTTGCGGCTTCTGCGGCCATAGCGTATTGTTCTGCTGTGACCTTCCCGGAAGCGCTCACCGCCTTCTGCTGCTGCTTCAGCGATGCCTTGAGCGCCTTCAGCTGGGCGTTCTGGCCGCGCTTCATGGCCTTGAGCCGCGCTTGTTGGCTCTGCTTGAGGTTCGCCAGCTGCGCTGCGTTGGATTCGCTGACGGCTTCCAGCTGCTCGTTCTGGCTTTCCTGCAGAGCTTGCAATTCGTCCTGCTTCGCCCGGCGGAAATTCTTGAGCGCCTCCGCGTTGCTCTTCTGCATGGCGGCCAGTTGCTTCTGCTGGCTCTTTTTCAGCGCGGTAAGCTGGGCGTCGCCCTCGGTCTTGACGGCCTTGGAATTTTTATCCCGCTTGTCCTTGGCCGCATCCTCTTCGGCCTTGGCTTCGTCCTGAATCTGCGCCTTCTGATCTTTCAGCTCGTCGATTCGGGCCTGTCGGGCGTCCTTTTCATCCTCGATTCGAATCTGTTCGAGGTAGTCGTTCAACTTGTTCTGAGCGTTGACGCGTTCGCCAACGGTCCGCGCCCACTGAACAGCCTCCTGGAGACGCTGCTTGGTGGTCTCGCGCTCGGCTTCCTTGTTCGCCTTTTCCTTTTCGGCCTGTTCCTTGTCCAGAGCGGCAAGCTCGGCGTCGATGGCGCCAATCCGCGCTGCGCGTTCGCGGTCAATGCGCTTGATCGTCGCTTGGTACTCCTTTTCAATGAGCGCCAGCTTTTTGTCCGTGGCCCGCTGCAGCCGCTTGTATTCCTTGTCCTGGGATTCCTGCAGCTTTTCCAGCCGCTTGTTCAGGCTCTCGGAATACGCTTCGATTTCATCCTCCGCGTTCCGACTGGCGGCTTCGTACTGCTTCTTCAGGCTCTTTTGAAGCGCCTTGTACTGCTTGTTCAGCGACGTCTGCAGGGCGCTGTACTGCCGATTATAGGCGTCCTGGGCAGCCTCGTACTGCCTGTCGTAGCTGTCCTTGACGGCCTGATACTGTGCGTCGGCGGCCTCCTTCGTGATGGCGGTGGACTGGCTGGTACTGTTTGCCGCGCCCTGCACCAGTGCCGCCGCGAAAGACGTGACGGTGGACATGTACTCGTTCGCAGACATGCCCGCCGTCTGGTAGGCCGCGTCCGCGTAGGCCTTCACGGCGTCCGCCGCGTTGCCGAACAGCGTTTCGACGCCTCCGGCCAGCTGTTCGTATTCCGCGTAGGCGTTCACGACTGCGCTTGTCAGGTTTTTTATGCCCTGCACGGCCTCTTTGAACAGCCACGCCTTGCCGATGGTCTTTGCCACGTTTTGCAGGTGGCTGGCCAGGCCTGAAAAGTCGCTCTTGGCCTCCTGGATGCCGCTATCGTAGCCGGACTTGTCAAGCCCGAGATGGGCGGACAGGGAAAATATATCCATTAGGTTCTCACCTCCAGCCCACAACGGGCGATGATGTCCGCCGCGATTTCATCCCCCGTCTGTTCCGGTGTGTTGTCCGTATCGGTGGAGATGATGTCGATGTACCGGCGCTCCATCTTGTATCCCATGCCCCTCGCGGTGTACATCAGCGCGTCGGAGGCGTAGCTCCGGAACACGTATTCCCGGAACCACGCCTCGTATTTCGCGTCGACGTACTGGAGGAAAGCGGTTACTCCGCGGCGGGTTCGACGGCCTTGGTATTCGCCGTAGGCTTGCCAGAAGACGCGGCGGTACTCATCGTCCTGGCCTGCGCGGTAAAAAAACCGAGCAGCTCCTGGTCGTTCAGCACTTCCAGCACCACGGCGGGAAGGGTGAAGATGGTGCAATGGTATTCCTCGCGCGGGACGCCTTCGAGCCGGGCCAGAATCTGCATGACGGCTTCCTTGTGGCCCTTGATGGCCACGGTCGCCAGTTTCATCCGGTTCCCGTTCTCGAACGTCTTCCGTACGGTCTCATCGGCGAGGATTTCCACGGCGGGTTCCATGATGTCCGCCAGCAGGTCGAGGGCGTCTTCGTCGCGGTAATCAGAGATTTTCCTCATGTTTTCCTCCCGTCAGTCGGTCAGCCGTTGGGCTCGGCGGTGCCGGCCTTCACGTAGATTTCGAACGGCACGGTGTTCTGCGCCGCGTTGGAATAGTGGCCGGTGAACTCGAAGGCGAACTGGCCCTTGGCCTTGTCGCCGGACTGAATCTGGAAGCCGCCGGTGGACAGCGCGTTCATCAGGTGGATTGCCAGGAAGCCGCCGTTGGTCGCGCCGGTCTTGTCGCTGTAATCGCCGACCCACCAGACGTCGGAAAAGTCCGCCTGGTCCAGGTCGTTGCGGGGCACGATCTTGTTGGCGTTGGTGCCGTCGATGACGCCGGCGCCCACCAGCATCTTGGCCAGCGCGGTGGTCAGGGACGCGAAGGTACCGGACATGGTGGCGGTCCAAGAATCCAGCACCTTGAACTCCTTCATGTTCTTCGTTTGTTATCACGCGGCTTTTTGTCCGCGCCTCTGCACCATTACGATGCAGCCCAGCATATCTGTTCAACGCGGGCTCTGCGCCCGCCCTGTCCGTTGGGGAAGCCTCGTGGGGCGATTATATTCTCCGTCGTCTCAGCCGGAGTTTCACACCCTATGCGTTGCCGTTGACGATGGCGTTACCCATCGCCTTCACTGTCTGATTGCCGTTGCAAACGGTTTCCCAGCTTATTTCTTCCCTCATGATCCACGGCCTACTTGACAGGTTCGCCGTGGACGCCAAACGGCCAACTATGCATTGATCCCGTTGGTCGTTATCTAGCCGCGTTGTCGATGTCCTCGGCAAAGTCGGTGAACTCCGCCTGCGCGGTGAAGGAGACGCCGCCGGAGGTCGCGCCCAGCATGTCATCGGCGTCGAAGCTGCCGTCAGCCGGAGTAAAATCGGACAGCAGGATGCCGGCGTTCAGCTGCAGCTCCTTGAAGGTGTTCGCGGGAATCTGAGTGAATTTCATGGTGATTGTTCACATCCTTTTTTTCAGTCGGTCGGTGCCATGATTTCGAAGAGAAGGTAGTAAACCTTGAGTGTGTCGTCGCCCTCCATCGGCTGCTCCTGGGCGAAGGGCGTGCCTTTGTTCAGCACAACGCAGCCGCCCTCCGTGGGAATAGAAATGCCGCCCTTCACGGCGGCTTCGATGGCGTCCACGGTGGCGTTGATGGCCGCGTAGCTGGTGTCCCGGTACCACACGCGGGCGTACAGCGGCGCGGTATCCGGCCAGTCGGGGTTGACGACCTGGTAGGTGATGTAGGGGAGTCTTGCGTCATCCGGTACGCTGTACTCGACATAGGCGGGCAAGCCGAAGCCTGAAAAGAATTTGTACAGGGCTTTTGCGGTGTTAGTCATTGCCGGGCAGCTCCCACCTTTCCATCACCACGCACTGAGCGTTCAGGCCGCTGGTGTTGGGCGTCCGGTTGTCGTCGCCGTCATCGGTGATCCGGAACACCTTTCCGTCCGCAATCCGCCGCAGTATGTCGTGGTATTTCAGGTTCATGGTTTTGAGCACATAGCCCTTGTAGGTCCGGGTGAAGCCCTGCTGTTCGGCGATCAGCGCTTGGGTGCTGGCGTCGCGCTCGAAGACCATTTTGAAGGTCATACCGTCCGTCCAGCCCATCGTGCTGCCGCCCTGCCCGTCGGGCACGCGAACGTGTTCAAGCAGCATACAGTCGTAGCGGTATTCGTCCAGCATGGGGCTATCAAACATCAACATGCTTTTACCCCCTTATGCCAGCTTGCGCCACTGGTTCAGGTAGCTGCCGAATGTTGTCTGCCAGGTGATGGGTACGCTTCTGCCGCTGGCGTCCGACGTGGTGCCCTTGTTGTAGCTGTAGTCGTTGAATGATTCCGACTGATACGGGCCGGCAGTTGCCGCGCCGTACTTTTCCTGCCACGCTTCGATCTCCGTAACTAGGTCAAGGAACGCGCGGGGAACGCGCATTTCCCAGATCACTCCGTCGAAGGTCTCATCGGCCAAGGCGTCGGTCGGGTACTGGTACACGCCGTCGTTCAGCCGGCTGTCGCAGATGCAGAAATACTGCCCATCGACAAGAAACGGGAGCGCGATGCTCCCGTTTTCGATGGTAAAGGTTCCGCTGTAGCGGCCATAGACAAAGTAGTTGTGGATATAGGCGCAGATTTTCTCAATCATATGCCCACCTCATTCAAAAACCGGGGCGAGGATAAACCCCGCCCCAGGCTTCATCAGGCCGTCTTGACCGTCAGCGTGGCGTTGCCGGCGGCCTGTGCGCGACCGTTGGCGTCAACCGCAGCGACGGTGATCTTGGTATCGGTGGCAGCGGGCGTGATGTCATCACCGGAATCCAGCTCGGTCCAGCCGGTGCCCAGCTTCTGGCCGTAGGTCACGGCGGGAGCCGTGGTCTTGCCGCACTTGTACACCCACTTCTCGCCAGTGTCCAGCGTGTAGCCGCTCATGGCGATGTTGGAATCACCCACGGCAGTACCGGCGGTGGAAGCCACGGTCACGCTGCCCAGCGTGGGCGTGGAATCAACCTGGCCCAGCACAACGCCGTCGGCATACTCCACGAGGAACTGGATGCCGCACATTACAAGAGATTCGATCTGCGCCCGCTCGTGGGTCTTCACGCCGGAGGCGATACCGATGTAACCGGTAGCGTCGGCGGTCATGTCGAACGCGCTCATGACCTCGCTGGTGACGGGCACGTAGTACATGATGATGTTTTCCTTGGCGGTGGAGTACACCTGACCCACGGGAATCTGGCTGTGCAGGATCACCGTGCCCATGCCGAGGAAGTTCTGGATGTAGTTGAAGCCGAACGCCGTCTGAACGGTGATGGTCGCGGTGCTCAGGTAGTCCGCGATGGTCAGCGGATTCATGAAGTGAACGATGTCGGCAGAATCGTTCTCGAACAGCACCTGAATCTGGCCCCAGGTCTTGGCGAGAACCGCCTGCAGCGTCGCGCCGCCCACCACGGTAGCGTCGATTGCCTTGAGGCTGTCGATGAAGCTGGTGCGGATGCCGTTCTGCGCGTCACTCATCAGCTTCGCGTCGGTGGCATTGACGGCCTCATCATAGCCGCTCTTGAGAATCGCCTCCGCAGTGGACGCCTTGCGCCACTTGTGCAGGGTGATCTCGCCGGTGGGGAACTTCTTGCGCTCGTACTGGCTCAGCGGGATGATCTCGCCCTCGGGCACCGCGCCGTCTTCCAGCGTGCCGGTGGTCTTGTAGTAGTACATGGTCGTGCCGTCGATCATGGCGATCTTACGGGTCACGCCCAGCATTTCGATCAGCTTGTCCAGGCTGGCGTGGGTGAACCGCTCAACGAAGTCAACCTCGCGAGCCTTGGACATTTCCTGAGTAGTGATGACATTCTGCTCGGCAGAAGTGGTGACGTTTGCGTTTGCCATATGTTTTCAGCTCCTTTAATTGTCAGGCTGTCCGGTCAGAAGCCGAACAGATCATGGTTTTCGGCAATGGCACGCTGGCGCTCGGTCGTGTCCTTGATGGCCATGATTTCCGCCTTGCTGCGCTTGGCCGTGCCGTGGTTCGCGGGCGGGGTTGCCACGTCCGCGCCCTTGGTGGTGGTGGTGACTTTGAAATCGGCCCAGTCGGTTTCAATGTCCGATTTCAGCTTGTCAGCGTTTTCGAACTTGCCGTCTTCGCCCAGCTTCTTGTCGTCGAAGGTCGTGGCGCGCAGGATGGCGTCGTGGCGCTTGGGGTCGATGCCGGCTTCCGTCAGCAGCTTTTTGTAGGCCGCCTTCACTTCGGCCAGCTTGTTCCGGGCGTCGGTGTCCGCCTTGTACTTCTCGAAGGCGTCGTGCTCATTCTTGTACTTGTTTTGCCACTTTTCGGCGGCGGTCAGCTTGTCCTCCAGGGCGTTCTTGTCGGTGGTCAGCGTGTCGATCTCGTCCAGCTTGGCCTTGTAGCGGGCGCGGGACACGAAGGCGCGGCCCACGGCGGACTTCACGGCGGATTCCGCTTTGTCGATGTCGATCACGCCGTCGGCGTTGGTGTGGCTGCGCAGGATGTCGCCGATGTTGACCTTGACGTCATTGGTCTCGGTGGCGGCTTCCTCCGCGAACAACTGGAGGTTCATGGGAAACGGCTTGTTCATGTTGTTTTTCATCCTTTCTCGCTGTTACGGGTGCTGCCCTAAGATGATATGAACCCGTGACGGATTGTCACAGGTATAAAAACAGCGCCGGCACGTGGCGGGCGCTGGATTTATCGAAAGCAAAGGCAGGAAAGCGCCGATTGGCACTTTTCCTGCCGAGTGTGGGGTTTATTTCGCATTTTTCATAGGATAAACGCCGGGTATGCAGGGTTTATCCATTCTGAAGCTCGCTGCGCAGGATATTTTCGTATTCTTGCTTGTGTTCCTCCACGGCGGGGCGGAGGAAGGGCCGGGGCTTTTGAGGGAAGCCCATTCGAAACTCGCCCTTCGCCTGGTCGAAGTACACCCAATGATCGAGGCCGCGCCCCCGCCGGGCCTGGGCCTGAATCCATTCCGGGCCGGGCTGGTATTCCTTCCCGGTGCCCAGCTCCACATAGGGCGCGTACTGGATGCCGCTGCCCACGGTGACGGTGTCCCCGTCCACGCGGTGGGTGATGCTGTTCCTGAGGGCGCCGGTGTCCACGGGGCACAGCGCCTTGGCATAGGATTCGCACTTCCCGCCGATGATCTCAAGGGCGCGGGCAATGGCCGCGTCGGCGGCGGAGAGGACGGCGGAGGAATTGTCGGTGAAGTCGGTCATCAGTACATATCCTCATCATCTTCCGAGACAAGGCCCATCGTGTAGACGTCCGTCCCGGTGTCGATACACCGCTTGATGATCTCGATCACTTCATCGTCGGTGCGCCCGCGCCCGAGCTGGTACATGGGGAAGCCTTCGCCGAAGCGCTCATTGTACAGCGCGAGATATTCATCCATCATGTTACGCCTCCTATAATGTCCATGATTGCCTGTATGGTGTGGGGCATGTAGGTCCTGAACGCTTCGAGTTCTTCACCGCCGCAGGTCACGGCGGATACGCCGTTTGCCCAGAGTTCGCTGGCGGTTTCGTAGTCGCGCACAATAGCCGCGACCTTTGCCTGGTTGCTGGCGTCGAAGCCCATGTCCTTGTACGCGCCTTTTATGGCGTTGGCGAACACGTTGCCCTTGATCTGGCTGTTGTACTTCCGGTTGTAGTACTTCTTTCCGTGGCCCCATGGCAGGATGCCCTTGTCCTGGGTATCGAAGAAGCCGTCCATGGCATCCTGCACCCCGGCGGACGCGTTCCTGAGGTTCCCCGTTTTCATTTTAGCGATTTCGGCGGGCTGTGACAACAGTTTCTTCAGCTCCGCCTTATCTTCACGCATGGCACTGAGGAATCGGTCTGAGGTTGACGGCAAGGGCTTGAAGATGTCGTAATAGAACCTTGAAGCACCCTGGCAGGCGGCGTTCAGCTTGTCCATTTCGTTGAATGTCAGCGTACTGTAACGGCCCATCTTAGCATCGAACATGTGCGCCATTTCGTGGGCCATGGTCGTGAATTTGTGCATCCCAGGGCGCTTCTCCAGGCCGTATTCCACGGTATCGCGGGACGGCCTGTATACGCCGGCTCCGGCTTTCTGCACGATTCCCGCGCATTGGTCCGCGTAGTTTTCGTAGAGGATTTCCGCCGGGCTGCCGTCGATCATCCGCACGGCCTCCGCGTAATCCTGAGGGTCCATCGATGCGCGAAGCTTTTCCGCCTTTCCATCGATTGTACGCGGCTTGACCGGCTGTGTGGTCGCCTGTGAAGCGACATTTCCGCCCTGCTTCATCGCCTCCCATTCCCGGTACGTCATGTCCCCCACGACCTCGCCGTTCTCATTGTCCCGGCGGGTCATGGTCGCGGCGTATTCCGGGTAGACGTAGGTGATGGTGCATCGGCAGTTGTACACGTTGCCGGGCTTCGCTGTGGGGTCTCCGGGGAACATGATGTCGCCGAGGGGGCTTTTGAAAGGCTTGTCCCGATCCTGCACCTGGCCGTCCAGGTCGGCGTGGGCGTCGCGGGTCCGGCTGTCCAGCGTGGCCAGCCAGCGCTTCTTGACGTTCACGCCCAGCTTCTCCGCCTGGCGCATGCCCTCCAGCCGTCCGGCGTTCTGCGCGCCGGTGTAGGCGGTCCGGGCGTTCCGGAGCATTGCCGTCCGCGTCCGCTCGCCGGTTGTCTTTTCGATGCGCTCGGCAATCTCGCCGATGCTCTCGCCCTGAATGATGCCCTGCAGCACGCAGTTGTTGACCAGTTTGTTGTACCACACGTAGGCCTTATCCTTCTTCACGCGGGCCTTTGGCAGGATTTGGGGATCGTCCTTCAGCAGGCGGGCGACAGTCGGACCGTCGTACAGGCTGAATCCGAAGTTCACGCCGGCGTCGTGCTCCATCAGATAGCCCATGTAATTGGCGTTGGCGGCGAAGGCGTCAACCTTCCCGTCGTTGATCATCTGCAGGGCGGCGGCATCGGCGTTGTAGAGCACGTTCTGAATCTCGCCCTTCCTGGCGGTCCAGGCGTCGCCCTGAAACACCTGCCCGCGCTGCCAGGCTTCGTAATCCTCCTTGGACAGCTTGCCGTCCTTCACCTGCTGGCGGTACTTCTCGTCACGGGCCGCGTGGCGCTTCCAGTAGTCCTCCGTCTTGGCGGCGATGTCCTTTTCGGCCTGCCGGTAAACGGCCCGCAGACGGGCTTCCAGGCGCTTCAGCGCCAGGTCTGTGCGCCGCGTGCCGTAGTCGATCATGGGTTACGCCTCCTGCGTTTCCTTCTGGAGCTGTTTAAGCGCTTCGTTTTCCTGTCGGAGGTTTTCGTTCTCCATCTCCAGGCGGTCCGCTGTTTCTTCGTCCTTCCGGGCCAGTATGGCGTCGATCATGTCCGGCGTGATGTTGGGCAGCAGCGACAGTACAGTTTCGTCGTCCAGGTAGTTGGCTTCCTGCACCACCATCTGCACCTGTTCAGGCTGGTTGGAAATCCGGTTGCGCTTGAACTGGGGCGTGGCGTCGATGCCCTGCAGGGCGAGAATCTGCTGCACAAATTCGATGATCTGATACTCGAACGCGTCAGCCTCTTCGTCCATAGGCTGGTAGGCAGCGTTGATCTGCGTGGCGGTCACCGCGCCGGCGGCCACGTCCTCGGGGTTGAACGCGCCGAAGTCCCGGTAGATGCTGGACGCGATGCGGTTCAGGCACGCCTCACGGGCGTTGTAGGGCGGTTCCTGCGTGTACGGCGTCACGCTGCTGTTGTTCGTGTCCGCCACGGCGATATGGTTGACGCGCAGCCGGTCGAGGAAGCGCTGGACTTCGTCGTCTTCCATACCCAGCGCGTTGCCGATGATCCAGTACACCTGGGCCGTGTCGATGATGTCGTCACAGAACCCGCTCTGTACAAGATCGAAGCAGTCGATGGCCGCGCGCATGCCGATCAGCGTGGACTGGTGGAAGCGGTTGCCGTACAGCGGCACGACGGGCAGCCTGCCGTAGTTGGCCTCGCCGATCACCTCGTCCCCGCCCGCTTCGGTGTGGGCGATGGTCTGCCGGTACGCGCGCTTGGGTTCGGTCTCCGTGAGGCTCAGGCCCGTGGTGCCCGTGGCGCTCTTGTACTTCGTGTAGCCATCTTCTTCATAAAGCACCGCGTAGGTGGGCTTGGTCTTCATGTCCAGGCACCAGAACCGGATGCCGGCGCGCAGGCTGCCGTCCTCCTCATCCCACAGCGGCACAAATTCGGTGACCGGGAACACGTGCAGCCGGTCCACGTTCCAGAAGCCGAAGCACACGCCATGCTTCAGCGCGTTCAGCGCGCACACGAACAGGTCGGTGTCGAAGCGCGCGCCCAGCCTGTCCTTCACGCCGTCCGCGTCGAAGGTGAGGCCGTTGCCCAGGCTGTACGTGGCGCGCTGGGTGTTCAGCCGGTGAAAGAAGTTGGACGCGATTTTATTGTTGCTGGCGGTGAAATCCACCTTTTTCCTGCCGGACAAGTTGTAGAAGTACTTGGCCGCTTCGTTGATGGTCACGTTCCGCTGGGCGTCGTATTCATCGGCGGTCTCCGCCGTCTTGTATTCGAAGCTGGCCATGTGGCGGCCGATGGCCTCGCCAATGAACGCGGTGCGCCGGCCTTCGGCCACGGCATCGAGGTATTCCTGGTAGGTCTGCATGGTGTATCACTCCCTTACGCGCCGAACACAGAGACATATGGTTTACCACTGCGGCTATCCAAATACCTACATAATACAGCAGCAGAATCGGCGCTATCGTCGTGCTCCGCGTCCATGGTGTAGTCCATGATCTGGTCGATGTAGTCCCGGTCTGTGCCGGGCAGCCACACGATGTGGCGCCACCACTTCCGCAGGTACTCGGCAATTTTCATGTATTTATTTTGCGTCTCGCTGTAGGTGCGGGCCTTGTAGCCGGCGCGGAGAATCTCTTTCGCGAGAAATTCCTTGTCCGCGTTGCTTTCGCACAGAATCGGGCCGCACTTCAGGCGCGTGGCGTCGGCGATAATGGCGTCCAGCACCGTGTCGACGTGGCCGTGCCACATCCTGCCGTACATGTAGATGGTGTCGCCGCGCCGCTTGGCGCAGGTGAAGGCGGTGTAATCCTCGCCGCCGTAGGCCGCGTCCACGTGGGCGATGCCGTCCCGAATGAGGTCGGCGACGGTCGCGCCGGGAATTTTCAGCACGTCCCGGGCCATTTCGTCCGTGGCGAACCTTGGCGCGGTGTCGAACAGGGCGTCCTCGGCGGCGATGTGGCGCAACTCATAGTTTGCCGCGAACAGGCTGGGCGTCATGTCCTCGCGCAGCTGCGCAAGCTGCTTTTCCGACAGCATGCCCGTAGTGTAACAGTCGTACATTTCCGGCTCGGGCATCAGGGTGAAGGCGTCCTCTTTGTGCCAGGGCGTGCCGGTGTTGATGAAGCGCCCGCCGGGGTTCCGCACGTTCTGTAATTCCATGTACACGGCCTTCGTGTTTTCGCGCTCGGCCCGTGAATAGCGGTCCTTCCGGTTGACGATGTCGTCCGTGATGATGATGTCCGCGTGTTTGCCGGTCAGGCTGCCGCCGATGCCGATGCCAAGAAGCTGGGCCGCGCCGCGCGGGGCGCTGTACATTGACAGGGTCAATTCTGAGTTGGTCGCCCGTGCAACGGTCAATTCCCCGCCGGTCAGCGCCGCGTAGATGTCGCGGGTGATCTCCTCGTGGAGGATGCGGTTCACGGCCTTGACCACCTCGGCCACGTCGTTATCCGTCTTTCGCAGGAAAATGATGTTTTTGTCCGGGTGACGGAGCATCAGCAGGGCGATGACCTCGCACAGGCATGTGGTCTTGTAGCTGCCGCGGTGGGCCTGAAGCGTCATGTCGTCCGTGGCGGTGAGCATGTGCTTCATCCATACGCCGTGAAGATCGTCCCGGAAATCCACATAGCCGAGGGCGCGCCCGAGGGCCGCAGGATGGGCGATGAACCAGCGGGCCTTATCCTGTTCGGTCACTTTCCATCATCCTTCAGGGCGTCAAAGGCTTCGTTCAGCGCGTCGAAGCTGCCCGTGGTCACGCTGATGTTTTCCGTGGGCTTCTCGCCCGCGTAGGCGGCCACCAGGTTCAGCGCTGCCGCGTCGCCCTTGGCCATTTCCACGGACTGCTTGAAGATGGCCAGGTGAGCGAAGGTCACGTCTTTCACCTTGATGTCGAAAAAATCCGCCACGGCCTTCAATTGACTGTCAGGCAGGGGCGGATGTCCGTACAGGGCCTCGGACGCGATGTTTTTCAGGCATTTTCGGACAGGCGCAAGCACTTTACGTCTCTCGCTGGCCTTTGCCGCTGCTTTCACCGCTGTTTCACGCGTGAAGCGTGTCTTTTCGCCGCGCCTGGCGATGTCCTTTGTGCCTCGCGGCATTTATATCACCTCGTTAGAATGGGATTTCCTCTCCCCGCGTTGTTCTTCGCGCACCTCCGCGCCGGTTGGACGTACGCCAGGACGCCGTGCCGTAATAATCCAGGCGCCGGTTCATGGCGCTTGTCACATTCCTGAGGCGGGTTCCACGTCTCCCGCCGTTTACGCTGCCGGATGCCATGCCAATACCTCCTTAAAATCCATAGCGCCGGTCAATGGCGCGATTCATTGCGTTGCGCACGCGCCGGGCATAGGCTCCGGTGATCCTGCCGCGCACGTTTACGCGTCTGCTTCCCGCACTTCCGCTCGCCATGATTCATCCCTCGCTTTCGCGTATTCCTTCGCCGCCTGCCAGGCTTCCTGGCCTTCGATGCGGTGGAGCTTGTGCTTTTCCGCGCTGTGGTTGATTGTGCCGAACCGGTCCGCGATGCCGTCCATGATGCCGGCATTGAAGTCGAACAGCTCGCGGGACTGTTCGACCATGATCTGTTCGATGCTGTTTGAACTTCGAAGATTCGCGCTGCCGTGGATGATGAGCGTGTTCCCGTACACGGTCTCGATGACGATGATCTTGGCGTGGTACCCGCCGAAGGCGATCTGCACCCGGTCGGTGCCGTCGTCCAATTCCTCATACATGTAGGGAACGAGGTTGAACTCCTCGTGGCTGTACTGATAGCCGGAGACGACTAATACCAGTTTTTCAAGGTCGTCGCCCATGAGCAGCATGACGTTTTTCAGGCTGTCGATGTTTTCCTGAGACATGGACAGCGTGGCGATATACAGGCGCTTGATGCCGATCCGCCGCCGGGTGATGAGCGCCTCCACGATGTCGCCGAAGATGAAGCTGCCGGACACCCAGGCGAAGGTGCGCACGTTCGGGTCGAGGCTGATCTGGTCCGCGAATTCCTCCGCGTTTTCGAACATGACCTTGTGAAGGATTTCGCCCTTCTCCACACGCGGCTGCAGTATCCGCCCCTGAGGCTCCGGCGTCTCGCCCAGGTTCTCCATCATACGGTCGATCAGCTGAAAGTCCGCCAGGTCGAAGTCCAGGTCGAAGTCGATGTCGAAAAGGGTGGAGTCGCCCTCGGCGGTCTCTTTCTGTTTCTTCCCCATGTTTCCTCCACAAAAAAGGCGGTCGGCGCATCACTGTACGCCATTAACCGCCTATGACCTTTGCCCTACCAAGGGAGACGCTTCCGCGCCCATTGCCCGAATCGAACGGGAACCGCCGCATACCAATCCTCGGTCAGCGAGCAGAATCGAACTGCACTACTGGAGCCGCCGTCAGGATTTGAACCTGAAACCTGCCGATTACGAATCGGCTGCTCTTCCGATTGAGCTATGACGGCATACAGCCCGCCTTTGAACGTTCCAGCTGGTGCTCGGTCGTATAACGCCGGCTGGTGCTCGGTAACGACAGGCGGGCGCCCATGCGCTTCCGTCGGGGAATGCCGAAGGGCGACGGAAACACATGCGGCTTGGCTTATAGCCTTGAAAGGAGGTAACCCACGGTGAAGAAACGCGGATTACGTGGCGGGAACAGTAGGAATCGAACCTACAGCATCCTGGTTCAAAGCCCGGCGCTCTTCCGGTTGAGCTATGTTCCTGCGAAGGCCGGGGATTTCCCGCCCCGGCGCGGGGACAAGGCGCTGTTTTATTTTGCCAAATAAAAACGGGGGTTGCTGTGAGCGCCTTTATACTTGGCTTGTTTGCCCGATTCACGTCCCCACCAACGTGATAGGAGGCGGCGTGGGTGAAAACCCAAAGCCCCACGCACTTTTGTGTGAATCCCGCTGCCGGCACATTCGCGCCGGTGAGCACAACCTGTGGGCGGGGCAACTGACCCGCTGCCCGCATTATGCGCCGGGGAATCGTGCCCCCGGCTGTGCACAGTCCTTATTATACTCAAAAGTACTGCACTGTGTTGACCTAATTATCCCATTGTATTAGATCAATAATATCGATCGGATATATCGCTCCACCATCCGCCATTACGATTTTAATAATTTCAGCGTTCTTCAGGACATCAATGCTCATGACATTTACATACTTATCGGCTATTGATTCTCCTCGTTTATAAACCCAAACCGTCATCTTGTACCTCCCATTTTTCGCCGTTCCACATATGCCGCAACCGATACGGATTATGTTCGCAGGAAACGCACGGCTCCCTATGCCACGTTACCCCTGATGAAGCAATCGGGCATTTTTCCCGGCAATACTTCCCGCACGCAGGACAGGCAGACCATTCGCCGCGCCCGTTCAGCTTGCCGCCGCAAAACTTACACACGCTCATGCTATCGGCTCCAAATCCCCGTTTTTCATCTCGTGCAGAATCCAGTAGAATATACGGCGCACGGTGTAGAACTGGCGCTCCCCCATCGGCGGGCGCGTGTCCGGGTTGGCGTAAAGCGCCTGTACGCCGCTGCGCTGGGTCACGGCACGGATGATGTAGCGGGGGTCGATGGTCCACTTGTAGACCTCGGCTGCCGCGTCACACGCGCCGGTGGCTGCCTGTTCGATCATACGGATGTCCTTCAGCAGCCGGTCGCGCTTGGCCGCCGTGGCCGCCACGGGATCGGATGTATGGCCGCTGCCGTGGGGCAGGAAGGTGCCGTATTCCTTCCCGCCCCTGTGGTAGATGGCCGGCGCGGGCGTGGACAGGCGAATGGTCAGCAGCGCCGCCGCGTCCCGCTTTTTCTGATCATACTGAAGGCAGAAATAGGTCAGCTCCTTGTATTCCTCCCAGGAAATGCCCCAGGCGTCCAGGTTGATGGGTCGCGTACTCGGCATGGCTACTCCTTTCGCGCTTCGCGCAGCAGCCGTTCGTAGCCGCGCATGGCGCCGTCCAGGTCGCCGCTCAAGGCCTGACCGCGCAGCGTCTGCTTTTGCTGGGGCGTGAGGGCGCTCTTTCTGAGGATGCGGATAAACCTGTACGGGCCGGGCGGCTCCGCTTTCCGGACCGGCGGCTCGGCTTTCATGCCCGGCGGCAGGGTATCCTTCCAGGCGCGGATGCGTTCGAGGCGCTGGGTGTAAATATCCATCCGCTTACGGTACAGTTCGGTGTGGCGGGTTTCGTAACACACGCGGTTTTCCTCAATCCGGCGCTGGTAGAAGGTCTCCAGCGCCCGAGCCGCGTCGGTCTCTCTGTACCAGTGGGCATTGGTGATCTGCAGGGGCCGGGTCATGGACAGGGCGATATCCACATCCACATAGGGAATGTTCAGGCGCGTCTGCAGGTGCTTTTTCATCGCGTAGCCGTTGAGTTCTACCATTGTCTCACCCTTTCGCTGTCGATCTGTACAAAGTCCTGGTCCTTCCCGCATATGTAGCAGTACATGGTCTTGACGTGCCCTGGGTGGGTGAGGCCGTTGGACTTGGGCGCGGTCAGCACCACGCCGCACACGGGGCACTGGAAATACCTGATCCTAGCTCTCCGGCGGCACATGACTGTATTCCTCCCTGTGAAGGCTGTGCTCCGCGTCGAACCCGTCCGGGTAGCGCTTGCGCAGCTTGTCGATATTGTGTTCCGCTATGGCCTCCATGTGCCAACCCATAGCCGCTGCCGCTTCCGCGATATACCACATCACGTCCGAGAGTTCGTCGAACAGCTTGTAACCGATCTCCCGCCCGTCCTGATACAGCCCCTTCTTGACCAAATCGCAGCACTCGCCTGTCTCGCCAGCCAGCCCGAGCATTGCATTCAACAGGTGTTCTTCCTGCGTCAACGCCGGGTTCCTCGTGCGCTGTGCAAGCGTCTGGTATTCGTTCAAGGTCATCCATCATTCCTCCTTCAGCATCATCCTCAGTGCTTTCCGCACCTGCCGCCAGCGCAGCGGGCCTTTCGCCGTCCAGCCCAGCAATATCCTGCGGGCCCGCTTCATCCCTGGGGCGCGTGTGTCAATGGTTACCGTTATCTCATAGCCATCGTTGAAAAACGGCATTGGCGGGGGCGGGTTGTCCGGGTCGTAGGTTTCGGTGAATACCGGGATTTCCTCCACCTCGCAAAACTTCGTTCCGTCCGACATGAACAGCGTGCCGCAGAAAAGGTTCTCGCCCATGCTATCCCTCCTTCGGCTCAATCCTTTAGCCACCAATTCAGCAGTCTGCCTACAAACTCAAGCCCTAACAACACCCACGCGATAGGCGGGATATGCAGCCCGTTGTCAAGGGCTATCCAAAGCGCAACTAGCATGTGCCCTCCTTCATCGACCGTTCACAGTCTGCGAGAATTTCCACGAACGTTTCAACGCTCACATCCTGATTACTGTAGGCATCGCGCATCGGGTACTTGTACCAGCTTATTTCCAGCCCGGTCGGCTTGTAGACGAAGTTCGGCAGCGCGGCGATGTCCTCATCTTCGCCCCAGTAGTACGGTCTGATCAGGAATGTGTCATTCTCGTATTCCTGCGCACCGTCACCGAAGATCGCGTGTCCGTCCCAACCGTTGTTGTACAGGAAATTACAGAATACATCCTGATATTCATTGCGCGGCACGACTTGGTAAAGACCTCGACTGTTGCCGAAGATCAGGTTTCCCAGTTCCATATTCTCTATCATTGCTGGTATCACACTTACCCCTCCTTTTGTACTGTCGTTATCAGTGTCAGACTGTCACCGTATTGCGCCTGCTTCTGTTCAAGTTCCGAACGTCTGAACATTACAACCCGTGAAACATAAATGCCGTCGCGTTCTGTGTCCTTCACTTTGCCGATAATCATAGGGTCATATCTGTCCAGCATGTGGAACGCCTTTAGCCATTGCCGCAAACGCTTGTTCATGTGCCCTCCTTCGGCTCACCGCACTTGAACCACTTACAGTCCTCCGGCTTTTTGGGCGGATGCTTGACCCGCCCATTTCTGCCGATGCACCATACGCCCGTCGGGCTGTCCGCTGACCTGCCGCCGTAGTACAGGCTTGCGCCTTTGCACATCTTGCAGGCCCCGCGAATGCGCGTGCTTGTGCTCATTTTGCCTCCTTCGGCTCAATCACTTTCAGCACAGCATCCTTGACGATTGTCTTAATGTCAACGCTACCAACCACTGGAAAATGCTCCTTGTCATGCCGTAAATCGCTGGCATAATACTTGGCATTGAACTCCACGCGCCAGTTACCATCTACGTTTACCACCCTAATTCCCGTCGCATACCGCCCGCTACTGCCCATGCGCACGAAGTATGTTTCATAACTGGCCCAAAGGTTTTTATGTATTGTCATGTCCCCTCCTTCGGCTTCACGCCCAGCTTCTCCGCGATGTCGGCGGGGATGGGTTGGATATTATTATATTGCAACAATTGCGGGTAAGCAGGATGTTGTCTAACCATCCTCGGCTTTTGCCATGAGTATTGCCATTTTTCGCATCTCATAGCCTCTACCAGCATTCTTTTGCATTTATAATACAGAGATGCTTTTATGCCCGCAAGTTCCATAACTTCTTTTTCAGTCATTCGACTAGATGGATTAAACTGTGTGCTATTCTCTGCGATTATCCTCATAATCGCTTCGTAGTTTGCGGGCTTTTTCCCGAATTTCACACCAGCAGCCTTCGCTCGTTTTGTGGCTTCTCGCACCATATCCGCGTGTCTGCTTTTGCTCTTAACATCATGCCACATCATATGGTGCTTTGAACATAGTACAATCAGGTTATCAAACGTTGCGGGTGCTTTTGCATCGAAATGGTTCAATTCTAAATCTTTAGTCGTTCCACATACTGCGCAAAACGGACACGCTTCGAGCTTTTTCACTCTTACTGAATTTGGTATCTTCAATGCCCCCACTATCTCGCTTCCTCCCATAATCCACATGGTTTATCGTATGCGTCCTGATATGTTGGTTCATCATCTATGGCATTGCAAACCCCTTCATGTGCGCAACCAATATCGCGGATGAATGTCCAGTATTTGCAATGGCAACAGTAGCGCGAGAACAGCGCGTTTCTGGGCATGGGCCACTTCTTACGCCTTGGCATCTTGCGCCTCCTGTTCCTCCTGCCATTCGCGCATAATCCACTCAAACTCTACCTTGTCTACGTCATCCTCTGTGGAAAGCATTAGTCCTTTTAACCACTCCACCGGGATAGCGGCGATGGTGGGCTGTTCGTCTATCTTGTGTTCAATGTCGCCCCTGTCCCATGTCATTTCTGGCGGCGCATAGTTGAACATATTCGATTTCAGCGCGTCAGCGTTGATTATCCGCATGCTCTTCCTCCTTCCGGCAGTGCCGAAGCCCCGCGCGTGTCAGTCATCATCTCCGAATATCGCCGCCAGCAGCCTTTCGGCCTTATAGCACTCCTCCGGGCTTACGTCAACGGCCTTCCAGCCCTCACCCAGCCGTTCCGCGACATTCTGCGCCATACCCTCGTAGGTAAATATCATGCCGTCACACTGTCCAATAATTGGCTTGCCGTTGCGCCACTCCATGAAATACCAGTATTCGCGCGGGTTGTCGCCGGGCTTGTAGACCATATAGCTGCCGGGTTCTTCGTCGGTTTCTTCCTCCTGCTTTTCCAGCCGTTTATGCAGTTTGGCTTCGGTCTGTTCCTTGTTCAGCACCGCGCCCAAATGATTCAGCGCCAGCATGGCAGACATGCGCTTTTCCTTGTCAGGCTCCATGTAGCCGGGTTCCGTGCCCTCGGACGCTTTCTGCTTCATGTCCCGGATAAGCTCGTTCAGTTCGGTCAGCTTGACGTATTCGATGCCGTGGATGTTGTACTTGCTGATAGATTCCATGTTGTTTCCTCGCTTTCTGTCGGGCGTTTCCCGCCCTCCGCTTTCCTATGCCTGCAAAGGGCGGTTTTTTATAACCCGTACATCTTCCAATGGAGATTGAGCGGCGATTTGAGCGGAGAAATCTTTGTTAAATCTCCAAACCAACCTGTCCTTCAAGCGGCGGCTCCACTTTCCGCCCATGGTTGATCTGCTTCATCAGCGGCACCCAGTACTCCATATTCTGCGGCACGTTGTACATTCCGCAAGCCATCCACGACCGCCGCCAGTCCGATGATTCGCTGTGGGACAGGCCGTATATCTCGCACTTGTAATACCGTTTGCCGTGGTATTCGCCGCATATCATGTGGCTACAGTCCTTGCAATACAGCGCGGTGTTCGTCCCAAACCGCTTGTGCATCGCGGCAATTCTGCGTTCGATCACGTCGCCCTCCCCGGGTACTTCCCGCACCCGTGCTTCTCCGGGCATGTCCGCGTCTCAGCGCATTTTGCGTGAAACTGCGTGTTGACGATCCTGCCCCATTCCTCGCTGTAATTGGTCAGGGCGATGCAGATGTCCCGGAACAGCTCCCGAAACTCCCAATACGCCCGGTTGCACATCCTCTGGCGTGACATGTCGATCAGGTTCCGCAGGTTCCGCTTGTCCACAATGCGGGTGGTCATTCCCAGCGGCAGCAGCAGGGCGGCGTCCTCGCGGGGGATACCGAATTTCTCCAAGTCCTGTACGGCCTGCATGATGTCACCCATTGCCTCCGCATAGATGGATTCCAACGCCCCACTGCCATTGATGGAGGGCGGCACAACATAGTCGAAGTCGGTGTAGTCAATGTACCGCGTGGACGCTTGCAGCCGCGTCGGCATCCCGCCAATGTGGGTGTACCACTCGCGGATCACCCTTGCGCTGTAGCCGTCTAGTATCATGTAAACGTCGGGAAACTCCATTGTGCGTCCGTGGCCGCTCTCGATGCAGTCCCAGCCGCGCCGGTAGTTCTTCGCGGGGTCGGACGTGTCCGCTCCCCAGCACACCCCGGCCATCTGCCCGATCAGGGTGATGGGCTGGCGGGTTGTCATTTCAAGGATGGTTACGGTTCCCATGCTCGTCCTCCTTCATCCACTTCTCCTTTGCCTCCGCAACGGCCTTTGCGAAGAATTGTTCCATCTCCGTCACCGCCTGTGATTTCTGGTACGTCTTGCACTTCTGATATCGCTGCCGCCCCTCCCACAGCGTCATAATGCTATGGTCAGACAGGGCAACTTCCTTCGCATGGCATTTGCCGTCATCGCCGTTGAACTCGCAGTCCATGGCGGCGCAGAAGATTTTAGGCATCCGCTTCACCGTCCATTCGTGCGCCGCAGTTCGGGCAGTATTTTGCGGAATTGGTACCGATGTGCTGCTCACCACACACCGAACAATCCCCGATGGGCCATATGGAGCCTGGAATGATAACCCACCGCCCATGTACCACCGGCACAGCGTCCACTGTGGGCAACCGTTTAATGCCATATCGCATTGCGAGAATCATTCCGTCCGCAGTGGCATCTTCACCATTTTCGCGGTATTCATGAATCATCTTACTGATAGCGTTACACGCCGCCGCTCTTGAAATCAGGTCATCCTTGCTCAATTCCACGGTGTCTCCTCCCTCTGTTCGCCCGCTTCTTCATAGGCTGCAAACTCTGTTTCACTATTAAGTTTGTGGAGCGCAAGATCGATGACAGAAATGCAGTTATAACAAGGGGCACTTATGGTCATTTTGTCCTTATGCTTGCAGGAATCGCACGGCGCTCTATCATTCCCATTCTTGTCAATATAACCTTTCATTCCCACTTCACCGCCTGTCCGCACTCTGGGCAGTAGTTATACTGCTCGTGAAATAGAACGTTGTCGCCAAGTAATTCCTGATGCTCCAACGTATGTCCGCATTTCCCACACTTCCATGTGTCTATATCCACTACAGGTTCCCTCGGCTCCTGCGCTTTCAATGGGCACCACTCCGGCTTGCCATCTTCTTCAAAATCACTTACTTGTCCAACAAATTCAACAGGCATGGCGTTGCAATACCCAAACTCGCTTGTATTAAACCTGCATTCCAAACAATTATCAGGCATCGGCATGTCAATCTGAATCATTCCCACTTCACCGCCCTTCCACATTGTGGGCAATACTTTGCCCTAGGTGCCACTGTCAGCAACCACGCGTCACAAGCACCGCATACAGTCATAGCCGGTGTGCTTGTGTAATCGTCCGGCCCACTGACAAGAAACGACTTCTTCTTTGGCTTCACCGGCTCCTGCGCTTTCAGCAGCGCGAGGGCATCCATTATCGCACCGGCTTTGCAGCCGTCTATGTGCGGTCTGTATTGGCACTGCTCGCAATTCTCCTCTCCGGAAAACCCGCCGATGTAGCACTCCAGCCCTTTAATGACTTTCTCCCGATCAAGCATCGTGTTTCACCTCCTACCAGCACACATACAGGTGTTCAAGCGGCACGGCTTGCCAACTGTTATCCCCGGCAACATTGCCATAGATGCAGTCTCGCAGGCTCTTCAGCGCTTCCAGGGCGCTTGACGTGGTGCCCCAGCCGTTCGGGGCGTCGTACTGCTTATAGGTCTCCCGGTTCAGGTGCAGCTCCTTGATGCCGTGCTCGATCTTCGGCAATACTTCGGCGGCGTTGTACCACTCGCCCTGGTGAAAATCCCAGCCCGTGCAGGCACGAAACATCTTTCCGAGGTTGTAGGTGGGGCTGCTCAGCTCCGGTTCGTCAATCACGGCGATGATGTCCGTACCGTGTACACGCACGCCGATTCTCAGATCATAGCTCATTTTCATCCTCCTTATGTTCCCAATGTCGGCAGAACCAGTCCGCCGTCACCCAGTTGCTGTCATACGCACAGATGTACTGGCCGTCCGCGCCAGGGATGTGGTACTCGCAGGTGGCGCAGCAGAGTTCGATCAGCCTTTCCACGTCGCGCTCGCCTCCCTCGCCTTGTCTGCCTCACGCTTGAGGCGCTGGATGATCTCGTATTTCTGCTTGCTCTCCCTGTCTTTGTCGCGGCATGTCGGACACATGCGTTGTCCCGGAACAGGTTTGCGTTTGCCGCACCAGATACACAGGCCCTTTTCGATCAGCGCGGCCCTGCGTTCGCGGTTATAGGCGTAGCGCTTTTCACAGCCTGGGTCTTTACGGTCGCGCAATGCTTTTTGCCGTACAGTACATGCCTTGCAGTACACGCGCCCAGGTTCGGCATAGGCGGTGCGACAGTAAACACAAATTCCTTTACTCTTGTACCATTGATATGCTTCCCGGCGTAAAGCCCTGTTGCGTTCCTTTGCCTCGGGAGATGTGGCGGACATTATCTCACCTCCGATCTTTGGGCAATGCGTCGCCTGCAATATGGGCAATACCTGAACCCGAAGTTATAGTGCATGATCTTCCCGCACTTCTCGCACTGATAGATTTCAAGGTCGGGATTCCAGGTGATGCGGGTGGTTTCGCGGATCACGGTCACACCCCCATGCGCTGGCGCAGGGCGTCCGCGCCCAGGATGAGGTAGCCGATGAGCGCCCAGGCGGCGCGGGCAAGGGCGGTGTCGCTCAGGCGGTGGAGCGCGTGCTTGATGATGCCGGCGGCGGTGACGTGGCAGCGCTCGGCTTCCCGACGGCGGTATTCCGCGTTTTCAGCGCGAAGCTGCTTGATCTGCCGCTTGTAGTGTTCCTCCCGGCGGGCCTCGGCGGTTTCCCTGTCGGAGAGGATGCGTATGACCTCCTGCTGAACGAGCTGGTCGATCATCGCGTTGTGGACGCGCTGGGTTTCAAAGGATTTGATCATGGGTTTTCTCCTATCTTCCGTAGCGGTGTTTCCTGCGTTTCACGGCAATGCAGGCGTCGATCTGGCGCTCTGCCGCCTCGCGCCTGCCGCTGGCGCTTTCCCAGGTTTCACGCTTTTCACGCTGAAGGGCGGTCGCCCAGTCCCGGTAGGCCTCGCAGGTGGCGTGGCATACCGGGGAACGGGCTTCGCAATGGCGGCAGGGCGGGTCCGTGCGCGGCACGGTCAGGCCCTCACGGCGAGGGTGGATTCCTCGTAGAACTCGACACCGGGGATAGTAGCCTGTCCCTTCGAATAGCGGGCGATGCTGTTGAGGGCGGACATGTTGATGGACCGCAGCTCAACGCCGTCGTGGTAGGCAGGCACCGCCTTCGGGTCGGTCACGCGTGCCTTCCAGACGGTTCGCACGGAGGCGCCCCTGGCCGTGGGGGCTGTGGGGGCGGCGATGTCGCCGATGGGGACGTCCTCGGCCATGTCGCGCATGACCTCGGCGGCGTCGATATCGCCCTGGGCGTCTGCCTGGGCGGCGATGGCCTCCAGGCGCGCGACCTCCGCTTCACGGGCCTTCCGGGCGGCCTCCTCGGCTTCCCGGCGGCGGCGCTTCACCTCGGTGTCGTAGGCCAGCATGGCACGCTTCACGGTGGTCTCGGCATCCTCCAGGGGCTTCAGCATCTGGGCCTCACGGGCGCACAACGCCTTGTGGGCGGCCTGGGCGGCGGCCTTGGGTTCCTTCCAGTAGTCCTTCACGGCCTTCACGCGGGCCTTGATGTCCTTCAGGATGGCGGTGCCACGGTCGTAATCGTCGTGGGTGGCAATGGTCAGGGCTTCCGCGGCGCGGATCATGATAGCCGCGGACCGCTCGAGTTCCTGTTCCATGGTGGTTGTGGCAGTTTCCATCGGTGAGCCTCCTTTCAGTTTACAGGCGGTCGTCGAGGCGGCGGGTGCGCCGGCCGTTGTTGTACACGCTCAGGATGAATCGGGCGTAGGATGTGCCGTTCCTGGCACCCAGCGCTCCGCGCCCTTCGCGGGCAATGGTCGCAGGGCGAATTCTGGAAAGGGAGGAAACCAGATCCTTCTCTTTGAACTCCTTGTAATAGGTTTCAAAGAATTTGGTCATGCCCTTCAGCACTTCCTTACTGAAGCTGCCGGGTACGCCGTCCCAGGCTTCGCGGATGATGACCAGCATATCGATAAAGGCTTTCCGGTCGAGAATCGTATAGCAGTCCATCAGCGTCTTGACAGCGGTGCACTTGTTGCTGGCCTCGCCGCCGGTGAAGTCCACACGGACGCCGGCCAACTCGGCGGCGCGTACCATGTCGCGCTCCGTCTCACCGCCGTAGTTGTAGCGGACGCGCATCTTGTCAGCCGCTGTCACCCTGGTGCTGACGCCCGTCTGCTGGACGAACAGCTCCGCTTCGTCGGCCTCGGTCAATCCGTAGTAAACCACGCAGCGCACGGGGCAATCGCCGCCGTTGACCACCTTCAGCACTTCCCGGGTGTGCTGGCCGTCGAACACGTAGTACTTCCCGTTCCGGAAGCTGACCTTAATCGGGTTGACCAGCAAGGGGTTAAACTCCTTGACGATCTTCTTCACCTTCCAGGGCTGCAGCTCCCGCTGGGCCTTGCTGTTGACGATCAGGTCCTTTGTGTTCAGCATCATTTCCTGCATCTGTCCATCCTTGAAAATCCTGCTCACAGTGCTTCCCTCACTTTCTCGATTTCCACGATGATCTCGGCGATCGTGTCCTTCAGTCGGTTCTTTGCTTCTTCACCATCTATCACAAACTGTCGCGTCCGGATGGACGTTTCCAGCATTGACACATATTTCTTGCCGTTGACCTCGACAATCTCGATCAGGCCGTCGATGCCATAGGCGGGAGCGGGTTCCTCTGCCGGAGGTTTCGGCACGCTGGGCTTGGTGGCCGGTATCAGCATGCCGGCCATTATCGCGTCTGCTGCATGCTCCACTTCATCCCGTTCCATCTTTGCCAGTCCAGCCACGGCGGTTCGCGTTACCTTCGCTCTACCGCTCAATACCTTATCAGCGGCGTTGGGGTTTATCTCTCGAAGAGCATCAACACCTTTGGCGAAGTGTTCCGCACGGCGTACCGTATTCCGCCCAATGTTGAGCTCTACGGCAATTTCTCCAGAAACGCCGTGAGATGTTTTATCAGTAGTCACTACGTGAGGTTTCAAATGCCCATCGTGGGCATTTGAAAATTCCTCTGAGCGTCTGTCCCCACCCTGCGTGTTCTTCCGCGCCTCATACATCTTCCCAATGGTGTACGTCCGCTGTTCGTCGGTCAGGTTCCTCCGGCCTAGCTGATTCTTGTACATCCATTCGAACGCTGCCCACTTATCCGGGAATGACATTTCTCGGACCGTGTATTTGATGGACGGGTTCTCCCGGATTACCTTCCAGCGGTTGTGGCCGTCCACCAGAACGCCGTTCCACACTACGAGCGGCTCGTACACTTCGCCTGCCGCGAGGATGTTTTCGCGCAGCTGATTGAACTCGTCCTCTCCGATGGGCGGGATTTTGTTCTGAAACTCTGGGTCGATTTTGAAATTCTCCATCGTGTTCATCCTCCTTATCAATGTCGTAAGTAATCGAGTATCACATCTCGGGCTTCTTCCCAGCCGTTACAGACCACGGCGCGGTTTCCGTAACCGTTGAGGTCGGCGATCCACTGGCGCTGTGCATCGCTGGTCCTTCCCCCCTTCCTCCGCTTCAGTTCGATGTACAGCGCGTGGTAAATTTTGTTGGGGACAGGCAGGCAGATATCCGGCACGCCAGGCTTCACGCCCTGATCCTTCAGGTGTCGGGCCTCGGCGGGGTTTCTGCTGCCGCCGTTTGGGATGTGGTAAAGAAGGTTCAGCGCCGGGTATCTGGCGCTGGCCCACGCGGCCCATTCGAACAGGGCGCGCTGTTCCTGGGCCTCGGTGGGCGATGCTGTCCTTCGAATGGCGGTCACGCCTCCTTGATGAAGTCGAACAGGGTGGGCATTCCACGCTGGGCGTCCGCCGCCTGCAGGTAGCCGACGCCGTCCCGGAAATAGTCGGGGTTCAGTTCGACGCCGATGCCGTAGCGCCCGCGCTTGACGGATTCTGTGGGCACGGTCATGATGCCGCCGAAGGGGTCGAGGATGGTGTCGCCGGGGTTGCTGTAGCGGTCGATCAGGCGGTCGACGATGTCGATCTGCAGCGGGCAGACGTGCATCTGCTGCCGCCGCTGGGACTGGGTGGTGTTGTATGTCCGCATTCTGTTGATGTCGTCCCAGACGGTGTCGGTCCAGCTGCCGGGGGCCACCACCATGAAGGTGGCGGGGAGACGGTTTTCTTCGTCCAGTTTCTTGGCGAGGGCGACGTGGTCTGCGTAGCTGTAGACGGTGCCCCGGCTGTACTGGCGGTAGACCTTTTCCATCTGCGCGGTGGGGATTTCCTGAAGCTCTTCCTTCGTCATGAGGCGGTCGCCGGAGGAGCGCCAGAATGCATGGGCGTCGATCTGCCACTGGGCGCGTGTGTAGTCGGTCTTCGACCGGGACACGGGTTCGTCCGCGTAGGCCTTCGACGTGTCCGTGGGGAGCTTTCGGAACAACAGGATGTATTCCGGGCAGCCGACGCCCATCTTGGAACCGTCCTTGCAGCATTCCGACCAGCCTAAGCGGTAGGTCTGGTTGTTTTCACGGACGACGTCGGTCACGACGGTAATCATGCCAAAGAACTGGAACCCATGCTTCATACAATGCATGATGGTGAGCGCGTGGAAGGGTTCGAGCGTCGGCATTCCGGTGCCGGTGGCGTTTCCGAAGAGCACGCGGTCCTTGACGTGGCAGCAGTAGACGCGGCCAGGCTTCAGCACGCGGAGGAGGTTGGGGGTGAGGAAGTCCATCTGTTCGAAGAACTTATCCGTGTCGGGGTTGTGGCCGAAGTCGTTGTAGCTGGGGGTGTATTCGTAGTGATTGCCGAAGGGGATGGACGTGATGATTTCGTCCACGGAATTGTCCGGCATGGTTTTGAGTTCCTCAACGCAGTCATTGTTGACGGCGGTGTAGTTGTCGCCCTTTACTTCCACGCGATCACATCCTATCGTCCGGCGCATGTCGTTGAAGCGCGCCTTGTTCTGCATACCGTATTTTTTGACAATGTCGGTCATCTTCATAACCATGTCGTCGTGCTGCTTCCACTTGTGGAGCAGAACCTTCTTGATTTCCGCCTCGCTTTCGGTGTAGATGATGTCGATGATCACCTTTTCCGTCTGAAGAAAGCGGTAAATGCGGTGGATGGCTTGGATAAAGTCGTTAAATTCGTAGTCGATGCCGAGGAAGATGGCCCGGTGACAGTGACGCTGGAAGTTGCAGCCCTGGCCGGAGATGCTCTTCTTCGTGGCGAGCAGGCGGATTTTCCCGTCGCTGAAATCGATAACGCGCTTTTCGCGTTCGTCGTAGTCCTGGGAGCCGTAGACCTCGACGGCGCCTGGGATGGCCTTTTTGATGGCGTGGCGCTCGGATTCGAGGTCGTGCCAGAGTATGAAGTGGGCGTCGGGGTCGCTGTCCACAATCTCCACCATCTTATCCACACGCGCCGGGATGCTGTCGCGCTTTTCCCGTGCGGCGTCCTGAAGGGAGAAGGCAGCGTCCCGGATCAGCTTCATCTGACCGTGCTTGTCCGCTCCGGCGGTGGTGTTGTCCACGGAGAGACAGTGCCAGCGCACATCCATTTCCGGAAGGTCGTAGCCGGTGTCGTCGTAGCCGAGGTCGGATGGCTTTTCGATGAAGAGCGCCCAGCTGCTTACCCATAGCCAGAAATCGCGCTCGCGGTGGGGATACAGCGTCAGGTTGTTGGCCTTGGTGCTGTCGCGCTGGAAGTAGCGGGTCAGCGCCTGGCCGGTGTCCATGATCTCCAGGTAGCCGGCGTAGTGGATGAGCTCTTTGTACCGGTTCGGTGACGGCGTGGCGGTGCATACCAGCTTGAAGGGGATGCCCTTCAGGATTTTGAGGAACTGCTGGTAGGTCTTGCTGCCGAAGGATCGGAGGCATGATGCTTCATCCAGGCTGACGGCGCTGAATTGGGCAGGATTGATGTCGCCGTCACGGACGCGCTCATAGTTGGTGAGCAGGATTGTCGCATCTGTGGCGGCGGCCTCCGCGTCGGTTCTCACGTAGGGCGGGGACGCGGGCCAACCGAGGAGGCGCACGGCGTCCAATTGAAATTCCTGCTTCACGCCGAGGGGCAGGATGATGAGGGCGCGGCTGCCGGTCTTTGTGGTGACCATCCGCGCCCATTCGAGCTGCTGGACGGTCTTTCCGAGGCCGAAAGATTCAAACAGCGCCCGGCGGCCGCCCTTCAAGGCCCAGATAACGGCGTCCCGCTGATGTGGGAGCAGGGCTGCGTTCAACGCGCCAGGGTCAGCTTCGAAGCCGGTATCCGGGGCAATGTCGATCTTGCCTTCGAGGAATTGTTCATAGGTCATGTGATCTTGCCACCTTTATTCTGATTATCGCGGTCGTTGAGGAAGTCGCCGAGGGCAACGAGGGCCGAGGCGATGAACAGCAGCACCACGACGCCTACGCCGAAGGCGAGCACCCAGCCGACGGCCATGATGCCGTAGGCCATGCCCTGCCGCAGCCAAGTCAGAATCATTCCATCACCTCCCATTTGTAGCATGTCTTTCCTGCGTGGGTCAGTTTTCGCAGAATCTCCACAGCATTTAGGCTGTTTTTGATTTTGAAACTTTCAACACCGTTCTGTGTTTCAACCAATAGGATCATCGTAAAACCTCATATTCATGGGCTTGAAAATGCACCATGTCCGGGCCGTCTGGCCCTGTCGCTGCTTGGCGATCTCCACCGTAAATGCGTTTCCTGCCGCGTTCTGCGCGCGCTCCCATATGCCCGCGTGTTTGTGGTCGATGCGCCTGAGTGTGGGGTCGTCCGGGTTGTCGGGGCTGTGGATCAGTAGCACGTTGTCCGCATCCTGTTCCAGGTCGCCGCTGCCACGCAGTTCGTCCAGCGTGGGCGCCCTCCCTCCCTTTTTGCTGTCGTCCTGGCTCTGCCGGCGGACCTGCGCGGCGGTGAGGATGGGGATGTTCAGCGCCAGCGCCAGCTGCTTCAGGCCCTTGCTGATATGGCCCAGCCGCTCCACATCGCTGTTCACCTTCTCGGCTGTCCGGATCAGCTGTATGTAGTCCAGCACCAGCATGTCCAGTTCTCCGCGCTTGACCGCGTGGCGGGCGATGTTGCACAGGCGCTCGATGGTCAGCCCGTACCCTTCATAGATGTGCAGCCTGTCGCCGATACCGCTCTGTTGTACTTCCAGGATGCCGTTGCTCATGCGCTCCCAGTCCGCGTCGTTCATCTGGCCCGTGCGCTGTCGGGTGATGCTCACCATCGAAGTGGCCGCCAGCATCCTCTGGCCCAGTTGGATGGAGCTCATTTCCAGGCTGATGTATCCGACGTGGAAACCTGCCCTGGCCGCATGCATGGAAGCTGCAAGCAGGAACGCGCTTTTGCCCTTGCCCGGTCGAGCGCCCACGATCGTCAGCTCCGGCTTAACCAGGCCGCCGCACATATACTCATCCAACTCGGCAAAGCCTGTCGGGATATGTGTTTCCTTCTTCTCCGCTGCCTCGTAGGCCATCAGCGATACATCACCCCCGGTTATCCAGCCCTTGTCATGCTGCTGGGCGCGGGCCGTGATGTCATTGCATGCGCCCTCTACAAGTTCGATGATTGAGTCGGCGGTCATCTGCTCCGCCCTGGTCTTGCGATTGATGCTCTCCGCGATGGCCTGAAGCCGGCGCAGGTTGGCCTTTTCCAGCACGATGTTGATGTATGCGTCCACGCTTGCCGCGCTGGGTACCGATTGCATCGTGGTGATCAGCTTGTCCGGACCGCCGATGGCGTCGAGCTTTCCGCGCCGGGTAAGCTCCGCGTCCACCGTTGTCAGGTCAACCACATCCCGAGCGAACGCCACAGACATCATGGCGGAGAATATCTCCCGGTGTGCCGGGTCCGCGAAATCCTCCGGCGTTAGATTTTCGATGGCCTTGTCCACCGCCGTCTTACTGCGGAACATGGCACCCAGCACGCTCTGCTCGGATTCGTAATGCGAGATCATATCATCCCTGCTTTTTTCTTCGCCCAGTATTCGTCTTCAAACGCACGCTGTCTGCGATCCTGTTCTTCGCGGGGAAGGTCTTTATACGCCGGGGCGTAGTTCTGCGGTTCGGGCTGTTCATCTTCCCAACGCCTCTGATTGAGATAAGTTGCAGGGTGAGGAATATACCTTTCTTCCTTGTCCTTCCATTCGCCGTTTATACGACGACGGACATCTGAAAGAATAGCCTGTTGAATACCATCATCCGGCGACAACTTATCCCATGCCTTTTTCGCGTTCTGTTTTACTACCTTGCGAGGGTAAATATCCCAGAAATCATCGAAACCCGGAAGGTTCACACTTTCAGCGCGTTTGCGCTTAGTGTTTATATCTTGTTTTTTATCAGGGTTTATATAAGGTATTGGTTCACGGTTTTCGTTATTTCCATTTCCGATTTTTGATAAATCGAAACGCTGATTTTCAACATTTGCATTTATCGGTTTTCGGAACATGGTATCGCCCAGCTCAGTCACCGCGTACCACGCCGTTCTGTCATAGGCAACCTTGTTATAGTTGCCCTTGACGATCAACCCTTCATCCAGCAACTTCTGCAACGCGCTTGAAATCTGGCTTTTCCCGAGGTAGGGGAACAACTCTTGAAACGCCTTGACGCTGTTGTATGTCCAGTAAAGGCCATCGTGGAAGTTTGTTCCGTTCGCACGGCTGTGATTGCACCAGAACGCGATATTCTGGAAAAGCACCGCCGCGTTGACGCCGTAGCGCGTGGCGATCTCTGTATCGAACATATGAAACATCAATCTGCCTCCTTTTTACGCCTGCGCCTGCTATTCCAAAGGCGGGTGGCTGTCTGAAACGGCTTTGATTCCCAGAAATCATCGTGCTCCATAAAATCGGTGCCTTTGCAAAGATCGTCCGGGATTGAAACAAGTTTTGTTGACGCTCCGCAATCACCGCATTTGACTAATCCATAATAACCGTGACGCGAATGTCCATATTGCCAGTTTGCATCGCCCGCGCAGAATGGGCACGGTTTCAAATCCATCGCTTATTCCTCCCATTATTTGAACGGAAGTTCATCGTCATCGTCCACCTCTTCGAAAGTGTTGGCGGCGGGGGCGGTGTTCCGATTGGGGCTTTCCAGGGATTCCACGTTGTCGGCCACGATCTCGGTGACGTAGCGCTTGCTGCCATCCTGGGCGGTGTAGCTGCGCTTCTGGACGCTGCCCTCGACGGCGATCTTCTGGCCCTTCTTCAGGTACTTGTTGCAGAAGTCGGCGGACTGGCGCCAGGCCACGACGGTGAGGAAATCGGCGTCCCGGTTGCCGTCGGCGTTCTTGAAGCGGCGCTGCACGGCCACGTCAAAGGTGGACTGGGAAATGCCGCTCTGGGTGGTGCGTGCCTCGGGGTCTTTCACCAGGCGGCCGGTGATGATGATCTTGTTCATGTCAATCCTCCTGTGTATAGGTCATGGTGTACCACTTCCCGGCGTTGTCGAAGCAGGGCGTGGCGATCTTCCAGTAGCTGAGGCGGCGCTGCTGCTCGCGCTCGGCGGCGCGGACGGAGCCGACGGCCAGCAGCGCGGCGAACAATAGGATAACGGCGATGGTGCGCAGTCCGATATTCACGCGGGTTTGCCTCCCTTCAGTTTGTAGATGCGGCAGATGGTCTTATCACATATGATGCCGCTCCCAAGATGGTATTTCTTCATGAAGGTATCACGCCCGATGGTATGTACCTCAGTATGATGCTCTCTACATAGCGGAAGCACTTCCATCCCCTCATGAATGATAGTGCCCCTATTCCTGCCCATCCCGATATTATCGTAATGGTGAAGGTCGGCCTTCCTGCCGCATATCGGGCACTTCTTGTTAACCAGGCAGGCGTAGACATAATCGCCGGTATCGTCGATGTAGTCCAGCATGGGACGCTTGGTCGGGATGTCGTGGGCCACGATGAAGCGGGCGAGCCACTTCTGGAAACCGGCCACAATGCTCATGGGCGCGGACGCCAGGGAAAACAGCGTGTCGGCGGTGTCGTACAGCTCATCCTTCCAGAATTCCAGCTTGGTGAACTCTTTGACGCTGGTGGTGTCGTCGCCGCTGTAGTCGGCGATGGCGCGGATCATGGCGTAGCAGCAGCGGCGCTGCTTGTCGGACAGGGGGCGGGAATCGATGAACGTCACTTCAACCTCTTTGTATTCCCGCCGGCACATCCTTGGGAAATTGTCGTAGGGCACTTCGATGGTCACCACGCCCCGGCGCTCATCGAAGTTGGTGATTTTGCCCCGAATACGATCAACGAGCTCCATTTTCCGTTTCCCGCTTTCTGCTGGCCCGCTTCAGCGCCTTGGCGCAATTCCAGCAGTATACCGCGCCATACGTGGCCTTGCTTTTGCCAATCACCTCCGCCGCGGTCATGGTGGAGCCGTCCGGGAGTACCGCGTCGGTGACGGCGTTGTGGCAGCGGGTACAGGTGGGGGCGGCGGTGTTGTTCCGGTCGATCTCGCCGATCACGCGCCGGGCGTCCGCTTCGCTCAGGTTTTCAAGGTCCGCGCCGAACTCGGACATGATGTCCATGTAGTCGGCGTCGCTGGACTTGGAGCGGATGTAGGCTTTCTGTTCTTCCGTGGCGCTCTGGCCGCCGGAAACGGGCCTGTCTGCGGGTTTCGCGGGCCGGGTGGATTCTCGGACGGGGGCGGGAGCGGGGGCGCTCTGAGGGGCAATCTCGGCGTCTGTGTACAAGCCGGCGTATTTGCTCGAATAGTCGGCGTTCACGTTCGCGTCGGCGCTGTACCAGATGTCGGCGCCGATGCCCAGCGCCTTGCACGCGATGCTCAGCGCGTCGGTGTAGGCCTTCTTGAAGCCGTCGTCATCGCCCTTGCCCTTCACCTTCAGGGTGTTGCCGCCGGTGCCAAAGATGGGCTTCGACCAGGCATCGCCGTCCTTGACATAGAGGTTGATGTCGACGAATACCATGACGTTGCCATCGTCGGCGGGAATTACTTCCTGTCGGGTGGTCTCGGTGTACCAGCCGATGCCGGCGGGGCCGAACATCTCGGTCAGCTTCTTGATGCGCCACATGGGGTTGATGTCGGTGCCGCTGAAGCGACCGTTGCTGAATTTCTTCTGGGCGTTCGCAGGAACGGTCCGCCCCTGGTTATATAATCGCAGGTTATCCAAGGTTCGCCCTCCTTTTTTCCGGGTCCGTGGCGTACTGGTAGAGCATATCCTCCATCTTGTAGAGGGCGCTCTGAATCTGAATCAAATACTTGTCCTTGTTGAAAACCTGGGCCAGCTCATTCATGGCCGCGTAAACGTTGGCGTAGGCGTTGTCCACGTGGGCCTGTTCTTCACGGGTCATCACATCACGCTCCTGTAGTATTCGCGGGTCAGCTCTGCCACCAGCTCCGCCTGTGCGGTTTCGACGTCGCGCATGTACTGATCGTAGGCGGGCTGCATTTCATCGTGAAGGTCGTCCAGAGTGTTGAAGAAATCCTGAAGCTCCGCGTAGCCCTTCAGTTCATCCATGGCGTCGCGGATGCTGTACAGGGCGTTTTCCAGCGCTTCGAGCAGGTTGTCGGCGCTGTTGCCGTCGGTGACCTGCGTCTGTACGGGCTTGTCCATCATTGACAGTCGCTCCTTTCTGTGGTACAATACAAGTGACAGTTTTCCATCGCTGTCATCCTCTGCCGTCGCGGTTCTTCCCACCGTGGCGGCGCTTTTATTCCACCGGAATCTTCCGGTCGGGGTAGTCCCGGAACCAGGCGTACAGGTCGGGAACAAGGTAGTTGACGCTGCGCCCCACGCGCTTGACGGGGAAATCCGGGTGGGTTTTCTGCATCTGCTCCAGGGTGCGCCGGCTTATGCCGAAGATGCGGGCCGCCTCGTCCCCGTCGCACATCAGCGGGATGCTGCTGGGCAGCGTGATGTTGATCGTGGGCGTGGGAACCTGCACCTCAATAGGCACTGTCATCCTCATGGTTGCCTCCTGTGCTACGTCGTGCTGCGGGCAGCGCCGCGGATGTGGCCGTCGGCGTACTTGGTCACGTCGACCGTTTTGAAGATGTTACCGTGGACATCGCGCACGATCTGCCGATCTCTGGTGAAAAACGTATCATCCACGCAGATGTAGCCGTTGGCTTCCATGATTACGCTCATGAAATCGCCCGCCGGGTTGTACGCCATGTACACCGCGCGCATCTGTTCCGCCAGCGAGAGCAGCTTCGCTTCGCATTCCTGCCGGGTCATGGGGTTCCCTCCTTTCAGTCGTCCCACGGTTTCTTGCCCGTGGTTTCGATGTGGTCAAGTATCATCGCCAGCGCGGCCAGCGTTACCAGTCCGCTGATTACTGCGCACCCAAGGATTATGAATCCCATCTGAGCACCTTCTTTCGTATGTTTTGATTATGCCGGTTCGTCTTCGGCGTCCATGTCCCTGAAATCATTCTCGCTGATGCCCAGCTTCATCAGTTCCTGCCCGCGCTTTTCCAACCAGCGCAGAGTGTACAGGCGCTGCCGCTGCCGGTACTTGTGCCGCTGCTCCGCCCGGGCCAGTTTCACGGCTTCCGAGTTTCTCAGCTGCTCGATCTCCAGCTCAACTTCCATATCGGTCAGGTTGTCCTTGTTCACTTGCTATCCTCCTTTCTGTCGGTATGACATGTTGTATGGCCGGCGGCCTGTCGAAAGAACGTCAATCGTTCGACACGTCGTTCAGCAGGTCGTCGATGGTGCAGTCCAGGGCGGCGGCGATACGGATTAGCGTATCCTGTTTCGCGCCTCGATTCCCTCGCTCCAGGTCATGGATAAATGGCTGAGATACGTTCGCCGCCCTCGCAAGCTCTGCTTGTGTGATGCCTTTTTCACGCCGGATTTTTTCAATCGCGGTCATCTTGTTGCTCACCTCCTCACATGTCCAATTATAGCTAAATATAGCCACTTGTCAACCATGTATAGCTATAATTAGTCATTAAATTAGCGTTGCAAATGTTACAGATTAGCTATATAATAGCTATATGGAGGGGAGGGTATAATATGAACATGGTTAAGGAGCTTCTCGAATACACGGGCAAGGCGCAAAAGGAATTGCACATAGCCGTGGGGGTTTCTCAGCCTACAGTCAGCGAATGGGTAAATAAGAAGAAAGACCCTTCCGGTGAACGATTACAGAAAGTCGCAGAGTTTTTCGGGGTTGATTGGAAGGTGGTTAAAGGACTCGTACCTATGCCGGATGCTATTCCCGGCAGTGTCACCGACGAAGACCGCGAACTCTGGGAACTCCGCGAGGCGGCCCGCCGTGATCCTGACCGTCAGGCCCTCCTGAAACTGGCAAAGAACGGCACGGCGAAGGACGTTAAGCAGGTGATGGCCCTGGTGGACGCGCTCCGCGCCACCAATCCCGACTTTTACGATGGAGATGATCCGGCATGAAAGAACTTCCCGACGATTACTCAATCCGCCTTGTTGACCTCCCGGAGAGCGTGGGCGGGTTTATGAGCGAGTGCCCGGACGGGCATGTGGACGTGTACATCAACGCGAAGTGGGGCCACAACGGCCAGATGGACGCGGCAGAACACGAGTTTGATCACTGGCGGAATGACGACCTGCACAACGACAAGGATATACGGGAGGTGGAAGGCCGCACGCGCGGGCTGAAGCTGATGAAGGCGCGGGATTTGCCGAGGCCGGGCAAGCGGCATGACAAGGTGGAGATGCAGATTCAGCAGGAAAAGCTGGACAATTGGAAGGGCGACCCGTATCTGAAACTGGAGTATAATAGATGGGAGTGGTATTGATGAAGAAACTGCTGGCGCTGATCGTGGCGCTGATGATGGTCGCCGGGGCGGCATGTGCAAGCGGTATCGACTGGGGGAGTATGACGGACCAACAGATCACGATGGCCATAGCCGAAGCGGAGGCGGAGCTGGACAATCGCGCCGCCGGCGGTGAGTCCCAGGCGGAGCCTGTGAAGGAAGTTACCGTCCCGATGGGCGTGTGGGTCGTCGGTGAGGATATTCCCGTTGGGCACTGGACAATCAAAGTTGCGCCGGGTCAGGAAATGGAATGGGGCACTGTCGCCTATGGTGTTCAGCTTGACGAATTAGGAAAAGACATTGAGTATGTGTATGATAAACCGTATTACAGGGAAATGATCAAGCTGGAAGGGTCAGACGCGCTGCCGAACCTTACCGAGGTTGACCTGGATGTCCAGGAAGGCGCGTATATCGTGATTGATGAATGCGACATGATCTTCACGCCGTACCAGGGCAAGCCGAAGCTCGGTTTTTGACAGATGGGCGCACACCGCGCCCTCTTTTCATAGGAGGGGTATTATGGCCAAAAAGAAAAGCCGGGCGAGTAACGGCATGGGGTCCGTGCGCCAGCGCGCCGATGGCCGTTGGGAGGGCCGGTATTCCACGCCGGACGGCAAACAAAAATCCGTCTACGGGAAGACGGAGGCAGAGGTCACGCGCAAGCTGCGCGGGCAACTGCACGAAATTGATACAGGCGTTTGGCGGGAACCGTCAAAGATGACCGTGGCGGATTGGATGGATATATGGCTGAGTGACTATCAGGCGCATAACTCCGAGCGCACGGTGGTAAAGTACAGGTGCATTGTAGATCACAAAATTATCCCGCTGCTGGGTAAACTGAAGCTGTCCGCCGTCCTTCCACTGCATGTTCGGCGCTTTGTGAATACACTCCAGGCGGACGGGCTGGCGCCGGTTACGATAAAAAACTATACCCGGATACTCGGCGCTTCTTTCGGATGCGCGATTGACGCGGGGCTGATCCGTGAAAACCCGGCGGACGGAGCCAAGGTTCCGAGGACGCCGCCGACGCAATTCACCATCATTGACCGCGCCGACATTCCAGCGTTTGTCAAGGCTGCGGAGGATTCGCCGTACCCCAATGAGCTGCTGCTGATGTTCTATACGGGGTTGCGCGTTGGCGAGATGCGCGGCCTACGGTGGGCAGACTGCGACCTGGACGCGGGCATAATGCGTGTAGAACGACAGCTGCACCCGGTCCGGCATGATCTAAAACAGGTCGCACCGCCGAAGTATGGCGAAAGTCGTATTATCCATTTGTCGGAGGAAGCCGTCGAGGTTTTGAAGCGGCAGCGCAAGCGCCAGGCCGAACAACGCCTCACCGCCGGCGGATGGGAAGACAATGAGATCACCGCCGACTTGGTGTTCCGCCTAGACAACGGGAACCCGCACAACGGGACGTCTATACAAAGGGCCGTCAAGGCCGTTGGAGCGGCCGTAGGTAAGCCGGAGCTTCATCCGCACGATCTACGGCACTCCTATGCCGTCGCAGCGCTGAGGGCCGGAATCGACGTGAAAACCGTACAGCATAACCTCGGGCATAAAACATCGCAGATGACGCTGGACGTGTACGCGACCTATACTGAGGACGCCGGAAAAGAAGGCGCCGCGCGGATGTCCGAATACCTGAGAAACGCGAAAAAAGAGCCTGTTTAGGGTATTAATTAGGGTCAATAGATTTGAAACGGCCTGGAAATGCGATATTTCCGGGCCGCTATTCGAATTTGACCATTAATTATTATTTCAAGGTTTGGCGAAAAGCCAGCGTCAGTGTGCGTAACAGTGCGTAATTGCTTCTATAATATATACGTGTTGTCCCGCAAGTTTACGCGCCGGCGTTAGGGTAAATCTGGGTCAAAAGACCCACCCCGCGCGGGGGTGGGCTTGAACTAGTTTTTTAGCTTGCGCATGACACCGTCGTACAGCCTGGGCATGAGTACCTGGATGGTGGACATCAGCTCATCGATGATGGGCCAGATGTCCGCCTGGTTCCGTCCGTCAATCGCCCTGGAGAAGTCCGTGTCGCTGTAGTAGTCGATGGTGTTTTCGACAGGCTCCGGGGCGGCGGCGTATGAATACTCAGGCATCCGGGTTTCGCTCACCTGTTCGGTTCTCCCGAACAGTTCATTGCGGATGGTGTAGAATGCGGCCAGCTTGATACACGTGTTCGCGTTGGGGTTGCGTTCCCCCTGACACTCGGCGATAGCCTGTTCGAGGTCATGCTCTGTAATCAAGGGGACTCACCTCACATCTGCTGCTCGATCTTCTCGGCGAGACGCTGCATTTCGCGCTTGATGTTCTCGTTGGGCGCGTCCTGCATCAGTTCGTGGAGCTGGTCAACAAGGTCTCCATCGCGAGAATAGCCGCCATTGTTGGAATACCGGCCCATGCTGTCCCGGCGGGCATTTCGCCCCCGGCCACGGGCATAGGAGCCGCCATTCCACAAGTAGGAGGCACGATTGCCACCCATGGGATAGGCGCGGTTGCTGTAGCCATCCTCGTCCTCCATCATGGCGATGGTGGCCTTGATGGATTTCAGGCTGTGGGTCAGCTTGTCGATGGTATCATAGTCCCCGCCGGACAGCTTGCCGCCAGCGGCGCGAATCTTCTCGTTCGCGTCCCCGATCTCACGGGAAATGGTCTCGCACAGTTCGTGCAGGTCGTTCATGTAGTCCATGTTATCCTCCTTCCCGTCAGGCTATGCGGGTCACGGTCAGATTGGCGTTTTTGACAAGGATCGCGGGAGACGGATCAGCCGCCGTCAGGCCAGCAGACGTATTCTCCACGGCAATGGTGTAGCAGCAGCCACGGGGCACGGTGATGATGGCCGTGGAGGTCACGTTGCCGAAGTTGTTGTCCGTGGGCGGATCGTCCGCAACCGCTGCCGGGGTGAAGATCGCCTTGCTCGTCTGGATCGGTTCGCCGTCGATGGCGAGAGAAACAGAGATCGGGCCGACTGTCCCATCAGACGGAACCGCGATGTTGCCATTGAATGTCACCTGGTACCGGGCAAAGCACCCGGTACCATTGACACAACCACGCAGAGTAAGGATGCCGGAGCCGTTGCGGTGAATCACATAGCCCCGATTGCAAGGAATACTGTCCTGAAGCAGCACGTTCTGGTTCGGCAGAATTTGCTGCACAGGGTTATAAACATACTCAGCCATGGTTTACCTCCTTACGCCATAGCGCCGCAGCCGCAGCCGGTATTGCCGAAGCTCGGACCGGCACAGGTGAACACGGGCTGGTTGCCATACACGGGCACAGTGGGAACGGGGCAGTTCTTCAGGCGGTTGTACAGGGCGTCGGTCTCGTTATTGAAGCCGATCTGCATGTTCGCCATGTTGATCTGGTTCTGCAGGGCCACGTTATCCCGCTGGGCCTGGGCGAGCTGGCCCTTCACGCCGTCCAGCTCCAGGGCGCACAGCTTGTCGAGGATCGCCTGGGTGCCGCGGGTCTGGGCGTCGATGATGTCGCGGGTGTTCTGGGCAGACGCGGTGCGAGTCGCGCACGCTTCGGTAGCCTCAACATACTTCGCGTCGGCAAGGCCAGCCTGGACGCCGTTGAAGCCCTGCAGCATGGAGGTCTGGATGCCGAACCCCTGCTGCATGTTCGCCATCTGGCGATTGTTTGCGGCAATCTCAGCGCCGTTGAAGCCATTGTTCAGGGCGTTCACAATGCCGTTGCCGGTCTGGCAGATGTTCTGATTCACGCCAGCGATGCCAAGCTGAACGTCGCCGAAGCCGGACGTGATGCTGTTCTGCAGGCTGTTCACGCTGGACTGGAGCTGCTGGTCACGGAAGCCGTCAGAGATGTGCTGGGAGTTGTTCAGCCACGGATACAGATAGTCAAGACCGAAGCCGTTCATGCCGCCCATCATCATGGGCCACATCATACCGCCCATGCCGAAGCCGCCCATGCCCCAGCCATTGCCGCCGATCAGCAGCAGGAGCAGAATCCAGGCCCAATCGCCGCCGAAAAAGCCACCATTGTTGCCGTAGCCGCCGCCATAGGCAGGCGCAACGGGCATGAAGAAGCCGTTGTTGTTGGATTCATCAGTAAGAGCCATAGGATGTAAAGTCCTTTCATTTATTCATCAACCGTCTGCGCGCTTGACGGATGAAGTCAGATGTGATATAATAGGTTTGTGCCGATGAGACAGAACGGGTTGGCCGCCGTCGTCATCGTCACGCTGGTATTGTGATGTCGGCAGGTCTCGGCATCCTGCCAGTCCGGGAGCTACGAATGGGCGGGATCGCAACCACGCACCGAATGAGCCCCGAAAGACGTTCTCTGCTTCGACCAGAGGGCGACAAAAAGCGCTGTCCGCTTGCGGATGGTGCTTCTTTTTTTACCGCCCGATCATCCGCATAACCTGTTGCAGCCTCCCGCTACCCACCTGCCCAGTCTGAAGAAGGTGCTGGGTTATCTGCTTCGGGTCGGTCATGCCGTCGGGCACGTTATATCCCCGGCTGTGAAGGAAGGAAACCGGGTTTGCCTTGATGCCGCCAAGGTCACGCTGCATATCCTCTGGCATCTGCTGGGCCGTCTGCCTGTGTGAATCGAAGAAAGACATTATTCCTCAGCCTCCTTTTTCGCGGGCTGTTTGGCGGCCTGAGCGGGCCGTAGGAGCGCCGCCAGCCGCTCGTCGAGTTCCTGTCGGGTGACATAAGCCGCGAGGTCTACAGGCGGCGCAGGGGGCGCAGGAGGGCGCAAGGGATACACCTTCAAATCATGCTGATTGTTCGCCAGCATGGTCTTAATGATGATGGTGCTCTCGTCCCGCGTCATGAACATCTGCGGGGGCTGATTTGCCGCCATGGGATAGCGCTCGGCGTCCGCTTCACTTTCCACCTGAATGATGTCCGCATGGATGGTTGGCGGGGTCATGGCCTGGGGCTGCTGCTGCGTCTGCTGCTGCATGTACGGGGTTTGTACCGGCTGATATTGGGGCATGTAATACTGGTAGCCCATCGGGAATCCGTTGTTATAGGCCATAGTCAATCCTCCTTGCGATACCAAACAAACTGAGGAATCTCATTCGATGAATCCCACGCGTCGTAGATGTGCCCGTCCCTCACGGTGGCGGCGTGCCCGCCGAAGCCCAGGACATACACGCCGCGCGGGTGGTCGAGCGCGAAGTCGTTGGCTGTATAACAGTCCGGGCAGGAATCCGGAATGGACATGCGATAGAACCCATGCTGCCTGAGTACGCTGCCCCACACGCTGTCGCTGGACGGCAAATCGCCCATCTGAAAGGCGTTGTTCGCCAGCATGGCAAAGGCCTGTTCCCAATCGATGTTGAGCGCCACAGCCACAGCCCGCACGGCACAGTCGCCCACCCGTCGGCCTGTCGGGTTATTCTGAAATTCAATCCACGTATTCATGCCGGTCATCATTCATCAGCAGGATCAGGGCGTTCTCCACGTCCTCCGCGTCGCGTATGGCGTCGATGGTCGCGGGTTCCACGCCGATCTGTTCAAGGGTTTTCAGTAACATTTCCATGCCTGAATTGTCCCATTTTTCGGACATAATCGACAGGGCGGCAGCGGGGATGTTCGGTCGCAATTTCGGGGCGTTTTCGGGCACAAAAAAAGAGGCGGCATTTCTGCCGCCAAAAACAAAAAAGACCCGCGCAGGCCGAAGCCCACGCGGGTATCTCAAAGGTGTTTGAAAACTGTCCATTCGTGCTTCCGCACGATTCGCTTCACGGTGCTGTCGTCCATCTGGACTTCTTCAGCCAGCCGTTCGTATGTAATGTGGTCGCAGTATCGCCGCTTCAGGATATATCTATGCTTTTCGTCGTGGATATATTCGTCAATGACGGCGGCAATCTGCGAATTGGTGTACTCTTTCATCCTGCCCCCTTCCAACGCAAAAGCCCCGGCAAAATGCCGGGGCTTATTTCCTGCGCCTGCGTCTAAGGGTTCCCTTGGACTTCCCGTTCTTCTTGATTCGAGAGCGGGACCGCTTTACCACTATTTTCGCCATTGTAGATATTACCGTCCTTACCGACGTAGTTCGCCACGCCGTCAGCGCCGTCAACGGTAACCGTCTCGTTGCTCACGTACTCATACTGGTTCAGATACCAGATGAAACCGCCGATAATCAGCAGGATCGCAATCAGCATAGCAAAGTGTGCGCCCCAATGAATATGTTCCCGGTGCGCGGCCCTGACAACGGCATCGTCGTATACGCTGCGCGGCACAAAGTCGAGTTCGTTTCTCTCCATGCTGTTATCCTCCTATAGGTCGTTTGACCTATTATAGCATCATTCCACAGGCGAATCAAGGTCGGGCGGTTCGGTTTCCGTGGAAATCTCGCCCTGGGTGACATACACGTCCCCGGCAGCGCCGGCGGCGTCCGCCATGCCCTCGCCAACGATGTAGGCGATGACGCCCGCCCCCGCCATGATGACGGCGGCGACCTGTGCGACTTCGTTCTCGGACATCTTCAGGGCCAGCATCAGCTGAGTGATGAAATTCACCACGGCGGCCCAGAATTTGCGGGAAGTGAGCTTCTGTTTCCAATCCATAGTCATTTCCTCCGTATCAGATAGTCGTTGATCTCCGTCATGCTGTCTCGCAATTTATCCGTTGAGTTGCCGTTGATCTCGTGGGACAGCAGCGCCAGCACGCCCCGCAGCATAATGGTGCTCTGCTCCCCCATGTCCTGCATCCGGGTTTCCATGGCGTCCAGCCTGTCCTTGTCCTTCTGCAGCAGTTCGTCGTGACGGTCCACCCGTTCCTGCAGCTTGACCACGGGGGAATCCCGCAGGCGCTTTTCTTCACGGTGGGTCTTGATCGCGCCCATGATGGTGTTGTACGCGCCCAGCAGCACGAGGATGACGGCCACCGCGCCGATGATCTGCTGATACGTCAACTGTTCCATTTACTCCACCAGCCTTCCGTATTTGTTGGACACCCAGCCCAGCTTGTCCTTGTAGATGATGCTCAGCCAGCCATTGGCCGCCGTCTGGCCGCCGTAGGGCAGCTTGGCGTCACAGTAGGCGATGCCGCGTTTCTCCCCTGCCGTGGAGGGCTCCGAGCGCACGTAGCAGTTGCCGCCGACGATCAGCACATACTTCGGATTCTCCACGGGCACGGTCAATTTCTTCAATGCCTTGTTGATCGCAGCGATGGTCTCCGGCCCGGCCTCGCCGTCCGGCGTCAAGTCTTCCTGCGTCTGGAACCGGCGCACGGCCATCTCCGTGGCGTCGCCGAAGTCGCCGTCAGCGCCCCACTTGCCACAGTCGTAGCCCAGCTTGATGAGGTCAAGCTGCAGCTCCTTCACATCCGCGCCCTCACAGCCGTTCTTGAGGATGCGGTCGCCCAGCTTCAGGGTGACCGGCTTGGCCTCCGGCAGCGGGTCGGTGGCGGTCGGGGTCACATCCGCGTAAGGCGGTCTGCCGTAGCCGTCAATGTAGGTGCTGGTCAGGCTGTAGCTTTTCGCCCGGACGCCGCCGCCGTTGGTGACAAGGCTGGACGCGCCGGAGGTGTTGCCCTCGATGGTGTACACCTTTGTGGACGTGACCTTCGTCACGATGCCGACATGACCAATCCGGCCTTTCGCCGTCGAATAGAAATAGATCACGTCGCCGGGCTTCGGCTTGCCATTGCCGCGCTTCGTGTACGTGCCGCGCTTCTTGAACGCGTTGCTCCCGGTTGGGGTGTAATTGGTAAAGGTGCCCAGCAGCTTCTTCGCCGCCTCCAGCCCGTAGGCTTTTACGAAACACCAGTCCACAAAATTCTGGCACCATTGGTCGTTGATGCCCGCCGACTTCGCCCACGTCCGCATGTCGCGGTTGAATTTCGTGTAGTTGTTGCTCCCCGCGTTGCCGGTGAAGCTGTCGAGGTCGGCGTTGGATTTCTTTTCGAGGTAACCGATCTGAGACTCGGCCACCTTGATCACCGTCTGAGGATTACAGGGCATTTAGTTCACCTCCGTCCAGCCGTATACGCCGGGTTCCCATACGTTGTTGTCCGCGTCGCTCACCCACACGGGGCCGTCCTTGTCGGGATAATGCACCTTGTCGCCCTTCATATAGGCGTCCTGCGCCCCCGTGGGCTGCCGCCAGACGGGAATCTCGCCCGGCTTCGGCACTTCGGTGAACAGGGCCGGGGTAATGTCCGGCGTCCAGTCATCCTGTGTGGTGTGGGCCTGTACGACCCGGTACAATTTGTCCTTGTAGCACACCCGCACGTCCGCGTCGAGAGCCACGCCAGCCCGCCAGCGCGGGAAAAGCTCCGGGGTGAAGTAGGCGTCATCGTCGGGCAGGGACACCGCCGCCTGTTCGATGCGCTGCCGGTATTTATTCGCCGTCTGCCGATTCATCGCTGTCCCTCCCCATGATGATGCTCAGCGCCTCGCTGTCGGTCAGTTCCTCGTCCTCAATGGGCTTGTCCGTCTCGGTGTAGGTGTGCAGCCCTTCCACATCAATGGCCTCCGCGTACTCCGCGCCGGTCTCCTGCCGGATGTACAGCCCCGCGTCACTGTACGTGCGGTAGAGGTTCACGCCGTCCTCGCGAGTCTTGTAAAATTCAGTGATAATCATTCTGGTTCCTCCTGCATGTAGGATGCGTATGCACTCCAGTTGGTCGCGGTTTTATAAGCGTTGAGACTTCCACGCGGGACATACAAAACAAAATCGCTGGAAACACCACTGAATATTTTGTTATCCGCAAGAGTGGGCGGTGTTGTTGAATACACATGGGCTTGAGACAAGGAGTAACACCCGCTGATTGCATATGTGCCGAAGCTAGCCACACTATCTGGAATAATGATACTTAACATATTGTATCGTGCAGATAATGCAGAGTTTCCGACGCTTGTTACATTATCCGGGAATGCAAAGCATGTATCATCAGAATATATGTTAGAAAAAGCACTATTCCCGACAGAAACAATACTCTTTGGGTTACAAACTTGTTTCAATACGTAACACGAGTTGAATGCATTGTTGCCTATGGTTATTACTCCATCTGGAACCGTGACACACGTTAAAGAAAAACAACTAGATATCGATTGTTCTCCGATTTCCGTCACGCCATACGGAATAGTGATGTGTTTTAGCAACACGCAGTAGTTTAGCGAGTATGCTCCAAGCGCTACTGCTGCAAGTCTAGCGCCTAAGTATATCTCACGTATTCTGTGACGTAGATAATAATGTTTGTTATCGGCAGCGCCATATATTCGATTTGAATTACCAGAACCAGTCGAGCCTTCAAAACTTATCGTGCCGTTTGTGACATCCAGGGTCACATCATACCACCCGCCAGCCGCATAGGTATGGTCGTGGTTCGCCGCGCTGGTGCCGCTGTACGTATGCGTCGCGCTACCGTCGCCCCAATCTACCGTCACGCCGTTGGAAACGCTCTGCGTCCATCGGAGGTAGAAGGTCATGAGGTTTGCGGGTGTATTCGGGTCAATGTATATCTTGATGTGGGTTTTCCCATCTGTCGTGATATACATCTGCCCCACTTCCAGCCGCCCGTACTTCGCCACATACGCCTGCGCGTCCGCGAACGACCAGTTCCAGCCCTGCGCCGTCAGCGGGATTTCGTCGCCGCTGTGGTCGGGGTTCGCGGGCATGGCGGTCAGCGCGGCGAACTCAGCGGGGGTGTACGAATAGACCACCGTGCCGTCGTAGTCCCGGAAATTGACCTCTTTCGCAGGGACAGAGACAGGCCCGCCGCCCGTGGGGATGGCCTCCACCGCGTCCACAAACCCGTCCGGGAACGCCAGCGGGGCACTCGTGCCGCCCTTCGCCCGGATGGCGTCCGCCACGCTCGTAAGCTGCGTATCGCGCACAACATAATCAGTCATCAGAAATTCACCCCCGTCGCCGTGGGCAGCTCGCCCAGCACGATGTCCGCGATGTCCGCCTTGTCCTGCGCCGTCAGCACGTAGTCCGCGCCGGGGTCGCCCTGGGGGCCTTGAATGCCCTGCGGCCCCTGTGGCCCCTGAATACCCTGTATGCCCTGCGGCCCCTGCGGACCGGTGTCTCCGGTGTCACCCTTCGGCCCCTGCTCACCCTGTGGGCCGGTATCACCAGTGGCTCCCGTAGCCCCGGTGTCGCCCTTATCGCCTTTTTCACCCCGCGGACCTGTCGCGCCTGTGTCACCCTTCGGACCAGCGGGGCCGGTATCACCCGTGTCACCCTTCGGGCCGGGATCGCCTTTGTCACCCTTGTCGCCTTTATCGCCTTTGTCGCCCTTCGGCCCGTCAAACTCGCCGCTGGCCTTGGCTTCCGCCAACGCTGCGTCGATACTTTCCTCGATGTTCTCCACCGCGTCATCCACCGTCTTGACGCCAGCGTTCAGCGCCGCGATGGCCTGTTGGATGACTCCCTGTTCAACCGGCGTGGGTTCGTAGTCGCTGGGCTTCGCGCGGGCCGTCACGGGGATGGTGACCGTGTACCGTGTCTCGCCGTCGCTGTCGCCGGTGTGCAGGTACACCCACGCATAGAGGGTGCCCGCCGTGGTCAGGTATTCGTCCGGGATAGCCACGCCGTCCTCGTCGCCGATGACCACCGCCGCATCGCCGGTCAGGCTGGCGGAGAAATGCACTTCATACGCCACGGGCAGCGCCGGGCCGATCAGCTGCAGGATGATGCCGTAGTCCCACTGGTAAAGCGCCCTCGTGCGGGCCTCCCGCCGCCCGCCGAATACGGCTGTGATGATGTTGTTCATGGTTCCCTCCGTTTACAGGCTGGTGCGGATGCAAAGGACCATACATCCCAGGCTGCCCGTGTGCGCGCTGCTGTCGATGTTGCGCACGCTGTATTCAATGGTGTCGGTGCTGTCGACTGCTAGGCGCAGACGGTAGACATTAAAAGTGCCCTGGCCCATGCTATAGCCGACAATGCCGACAGCCGTCCAGCCCGCGCCAATATCGCTGGTGGTTATGGTGTATGTTTGGCTCTTTACTGCGTTCGCTGCGATACTCACGCTTGAGAACAGCGTAATTCGGACTACCTTCAGCAGCCTGCCCGCGCCCACTGCCACGGAGTTGTTGAACTGCACCGGGTTGTCGAAGGTCTGCGGGCCTCCGCCACCGCTACCGCCCCCGGATTCCGATGTATACGTGGCACCGGAGCCGTAGATGTCCGAGAGCGTTACCTGGGGCTGGCCCACGTCCATGCTGGTGTAGCGCTCCAGAAGTGCATCATATTCTGTTTTGATGACGCGGACGACAACATCTGTCTCCATCGGCTGGATGACCACGCGCACACGGTCATAGACGCAGACGGTATCGGTCTGATTTACAGCTTGGTCGTTGTCTATTTCGTAGGGCACGAAGTTGACCGTCAGAGTTTCGAACGGCACCCATGGCGTACTGTTGTTCAGATGTTCATTCGCGGCATCCACGAGGTTTGTAACCGTCGGCTGGCTGTCAAACTCACCGCTCAGGTCCAGAGGCTGGATTCGCCGTTTGTACCCTCCGGGGTAGACGTAGTCGGAGCTTTGCGTCGGCTTCACAATCCGTATATCGGCAGCGGCAGACGGGAAGGGCGCTCCCGTATCGCTGTTGACCCAATACGGCACAACAGCGTTGTACGCGTCGCGCGTTTCGTACTCCTGCGTCGCGTTCGTTAGGTTGCCGCTGTAATAGATTGTTGGAATGTCGTCTGTTTCTGCTTCGTCGTAGATGAAGGTCACCACGAAGCCCTCATATTTCACGCGGAAACCTTCTTCTTGAATCAGCCTGCCGATAACCTCCTGCGCCGTCGTGAAGCGGTCTATGACAAACGGGCTTGAGAAATCGAAGTCGCCATCGTATATGTATGTGAAGTTTGAGCCGTCGTACAGGTCGCCCGTATTCGATGACGCGCCTACATACCCGGAATGCAGCAGGGTCAGCAGGTCGCTCATGCTTGCCACCGTTCCGGGCGGTATGACGATATAGCGCAGCGCGTAACTCACGTGGTGGGCGTAGATCGTGGCGGTATCATCGAGGTTGAGTTCCCGGCGATAAATGATAAACGGTTCCCTGTCGTGGAGCACATCGGCGGCGTTGACAAGGACATAGCCGTCTTTGATCAGGTCGTAATTCGTGCCGTTCAGCGGGTACACAATCTTCGTCTCGTATACGCCGTCGGAAACGGAGATCGTCGTCGCGCTGCTGATACAGTCGGGGAGGCGTCCGAGGCCGGCACCGATCAGATACGCTTCGCCCGTCGTTTTGAACTTCAGGTTGTCTACTGGGTTGTAAATCCACGGTATCATATTGTATACCACCTCGGTGTGACGCATACATTGTCGCTGCTTGTCGCCATGCTCCTTAACCATGCGCCTACGGCATAATGGGATATGCCCGGAGGAATATGGGGCATTTCATTCAGGTATTTCTTGTTTTGTGATACAACATCCGTGTTAAACGTATAGATATACTGCCTCAGGTTAGTACTTGTCTGATATGGGGCATCTATGGCCCCTGTCGCGCAGTCTATCGTAACGCGAGTCACGTTACCGAATACGTCTTTTGTTGTCTTTTGATTCTGCGAATTTGTGAGGCCATCGCAGAAATTCATGTACACCCCGCCGGCCTCAAACATCTTGATAATGTAATGATCTGTCGTTTCTGCCGCTATCTTGTCAGAATCCAAGTCAACTGATACGTATGGGTAAGCATTATATTTGGTGGGGTTCGTTATGTTTCCGTATCCGCCCCTGATGATGGTTTCTCCGCTTTTCAGCCACCGCTCCGGCCTCCGGCTGAATACCACGGTCACCGCGCCTTTTTCCCGGTCTACACTTACGCGTGGTTCGAGCGGAGCGCTTACATACGCCTGATAAAACTCGTCCGGGTTCCACGAGTCCTCCAGCCGGGCATAACCATCCACGCTGAGCAGCACGTTCCGAATCTTACTATACGCCGTGTCGAAGTTGCTTTCAATCAGGATGTCATACACCATTTCAACATTCGGGTAACGCAGGTTGTCGCGAATGATGCTGCCCATTCTTCCCGGTGGGTTGATGATCTGATAACCTCGCGTGGGGCGTCCGTACAGGTCATTCCGGTAGACACGAACTTCCGATATGTTGCGTATGTTTATTCCGTTATATTTGAAATATCCATTTGTACTCATAGCGCGCCCACCTCAAATTGTATATTTTTGAAATCTGACAAGCGCATCGAGGTACGCGTATGACGGCCCGTAGCTAGTGTATGGCGTTATCCTGGCAGTTGTGTACCGGGGTATGTATTCATTACCGCCTTGACCATTCTGAAGCGCCCAGGTAAGGTCTTCGCCAGTGTCTGCATAAGCACGATGTAATTCACAATCAACATAGATACTGTCACTAATGGAAAGTACATCTTTTGCTTTGTCAAGTGTTCCATAATCCATCGATATCCATGCTGTACCCATATACCCACTTTGGAACGTCACATGTGTAACGCTATCATACACAATACGCTCAATGGGAAAATCTTTGTTGATTACAAATTTAAAGAGCGGGTATACAGCGTATGCCGTGTCGTTATAAAAACTGGTCTGCGATTTTAGAGAGATAAACACGTCAGTATTGTTTATCCACCGCTGCGGCTTTCTGGAGAAGGTGACAAGCACCTTCCCCATTTCCTCGTTCCGGGTCAGGATGGGCTTCAGGTCGCCGTCGAGATAGGCGTTGAAAAACTCATCCGTTGCCCATGAATCCATCAATTTGCCGTAGCCGCTGAACGGCAGCATGGCGTCGCAGATCGCCTCGTATGTGGATACGAAATCGTGGGAGACAATGATGTAATAGGAGCGCGGGACGTTGTCGAATCTGCCGGTGTTGACGAGGATGTCGCCATTCCCGCCTCCGCGTGGATACGCGGTATAGCTTCGCGCGGGAGCACCGTCGATGTCAGCCGGTACGACGGTAATGTCGTAGTCCCGTGTGTCAAACGTTTCGCCGTTTTGCTCGAATACAAAATATCCGCTCATCGTCCACGCGCCGCCCTTCTCTGCATTTCATTCCGCACGAACACGCGCTGTATCCGCTCCGCCAGCGCCTGGGAATCCTCGCCGGGCTGCTGGTAGACGTTGATGGTGACATTGGTTCCGGCAGTTCCCGCGTTTTTCATGGGC